TCAGATCTCGACCGTCTCTTCCTTCGCCTCATCATCACCCGCCGGGCCGGCGTCGATCACATCCACCGACGGCAACATCAGCATGTCGTGCGCCTCGTCAATGGTGCAGGTCAACCACCGGTCGAAGTCATGCTCTTCGAGAGGGACCACCGAGCGCTTGTCGAAGATCTCCAGGCCGGTCGCCTTGTCGATCTCGATCCTGTGCATGCGCGACATCAGCGGGTGCAGGTTCGCGTTGATGGTCAGCATGGTGTAGCTGTCCCAGACCTCACCGGTCTTGAGATCCGTCCATGTGTCCCACAGGCCTGCGATACCCCAAGGCCTGCCGTCCGCGCGCTTGAAGCGCCACCACTGGTTCTTCCCGGACTCCCAGTTCGGCTCGTCGAAGCTGCTGGCCGGGATGATGCAGCGCTGGCCCTTCTTCCACGCGTTGCCGTAGGTTGGCGACTTCTCCATGCGGTCAGTTCGCGCGTTGACGGTGCTCAGGCGCTTGCCCTTCGCCTCCCCCTTACGCGGCTTCGTCTGGGGGATGTTTGAGTTCGACCAGGGCGGAATCATCCCCCACTGTCCGATCACCAGTTCCCGCTCGTACTCGGTCACGTCGCGCGCGCGGCGCACGAAGGGCCCTTTGCGCAGCGGGTTCATGCTGCGCAGCCAGCGCTCTGCGCTGCGGGCGCCGATGTACCAGGCGGCCTCAATCTCGCGATCCTCGGGCGATATGTAACGAGTACACATGACTGACATTCTGCGTCGGGAAATCGGTTGACGGTCATAAACCCTGGGAAGATACTGTATATCTATACAGTACTTTTAGGAGCTTGAAATGCCTGAAATCACCCCGCAGCCGGACTACGTCGCCTGGGCCTCCCTCTTCGCCTCTGAGTGGCTGCTCCTGGCCAAAGGCCACGGCGACTACGAAGACCTGTTCTCCCAAGGCCTCGCGTTGTACCGGGTCGTCGGCGGCCAGCCTGCCCAAGAGATCGCCGCGATCCACTTCAAGAGCTGCAGCGCCGATCACGAAGACCTCGTTCGCGACCCTGCGGGAGAGTTCGAGAAGCTGGCGACGCGCGCCGAGATCATCATGAATGGCGACAAGCTGGATCCTGCCCTGCAGGAATTCGCTTTCAATGTCGTCGAGCTGTGCGCCGCGACGGCCGACGGGTTCGGGCACCCGAAAAAGGGCAACGCCGGCGACCGCATCAGGGCGCTCTATGGACGCCTGCCCTTCTAGCCCTGCCCCAGTGAGCACCTGATGGAAATAGAGGTTGAGCTGGTGGAAATGGCGCGCAGGGTCGGTGAACTCGGCCCGGACGATCCGATGCGCCCCACCCTGCGTGATTTCGCTGACGAGGTCGCTGGGCGCTGCGCGCGCATCGGCGACCTGTACGGCGACTGGGATCGGAATGCCGGCGACCATATTCGCGCGGTGATGCATGAGCTGCCGGGTCTTTTACCGAAGCCACAGAGCCAAGATGAGCCGCTGGTGCCTTAGATGTTCTTAGCGGACGTGACATTCCTCATGCGCCATGGTTTGCGCCTGAGATCCAGCCAGAGAGAAGCGCCGATGCGTGTGTCCGTGCAGATTCGTGAGTCCGACCGTGACAAGAACAATTCAGGGCGCAATCTCACCGAAGTGATGTTGTTCCAGAATTGGGGGCTGCCCCAAGCTCGTTCAGCCGGCCGGATTACCGACCCAACGTTGCTGCCGTACAAAGGCAATGGCTTCTTGCTCTCCGGCATCGAGCTCGATACCGGAAACGATGGCACTGCAGAGTATCGGCAGGTCTGGCTGGTGATTCCTGTCGAGCAAGGCGGTCCGTAGCGAAAGAGACAATCCGGCCATGAGCCAAGCTGAAATCTTCCCCTCCGAGTCCACCATCCTCTACACGCCGGCCTGGTACAGCAGCACCGCGCGCGAAGAGCGCGCCCTGCCGCTCGCGCCGGGCGACTACAAGGTCACGCCTGGCCAAGGCGCCGAGCGCTGGACGGTCACTTCGTTGAAGGACGGGGCCACGGTCTACAGTGGAATCGGGCCGGTAGAGATCCGACGGCCGCACGCAGCGGGTTGAACTGCAGATCGCTCTCGGCCATGCCGCCTTCGGGCGGCTTTTTCATGCGCGACCGCAAAGCAAGTTTGTCACCTGAGCTCTTTGCTAGTTGCTCCACCGCCCGTCACCTCTGAATATGGCTGCCATCTCAACAGTGGAGTATCGGCATGTCTTACCTCGAACTGGGCGGCTACTTCGTCGCCATCGTGACCGGTCAGCGTCGTGGCGCATGGTGCGCATGGGCGGAGTTCGAGCAGGACATCGAATGGGGCGAACGGTCGATACATGTGCCCGTTTACCGTCACAGGGTGCCGGGTACGTTCCCAAATGAGTTCACTTGCTTCAGGGCGGGCGTCGAATATGCGCAGCAGACGCTGGCGGAAGGAACGGTTGCAATCAATTGAGTTGGATGCGCAGCGTGCATATGAGGTATTTAGCACTAGCGAAATAAGCACACGCACCCTCATTGCATTGTCTAGATACGTCTCGTAACATTGAAGCATCACTTGTGGAGATCGCATCAATGACACAGAGCGTCGACGACCTTAAAGAGAGAGTGGAATCCATCAGCGAGATTTTTACGACACTTTTGGATGACTGGGCAAACCTCAAGGTTCACACGAGAACTCAACTAACAACCGGCATCAACAAAGCCTTTGGGCAAGCTGCAAGTTTCGAACACGAGTATCTGACAGTAAAGGCCGCTGAGGAAAAAGGGCGCTTAGTAATCACGCAGGTTCATGCTGACGTAACGACAGGGGCAGCTGATAATCTATTTGCAAAATCGATTGAGGCCAAAAGCCTTACGGCACCCGCAAAGGGTGACGCCAACCTGTTAATTAAGAAAGCTATCAAACAAGTTGCTGGGCTGACGGGATCGATGCCACGCACCAACGATGTTCGAATCATCGATTTGAAAATCGATGGTACAAATCCATGGCCTGCGCCCGGAGGCGCTTATGGTCAACCGCGTCCCAACATATCACTCGAAAAAATTCAAACATTAGCAGAGGAAGAACTTTGGAAGTTAATTGGAGGCACTGCCCCAGTAAAGGGCGGATCAGATCTTATAAACTGGTTAGATGGCGAGACCCACACCAACCCGGTTCTTCAAGGTTCGAGCCACAAGATAGTTTATGCCGGCGACTATTTTCAAACCACTAACGCTAATACCTCTAGGGTGCTGATAAAGGATTCCTTAGGCAATTTCGCACACCTTCGATGTTTGACCATAAAGATTAGATATAACGAAGCTTACATCACATACCGCGAACACAATGTCGGCAAGGAAGTACATCTTGATGAGATGGTCTTTCAGATATACAAAAAGATGTCGGCAATGAAGCCAGAAATTGAAATTGCAAAAATAAAATATCGCGTTCCCTCGAAGACAAACGTTACCAAAAGAGTGCTTTTCGAGTGACAGCAATTTCGCGCCACCACAGGTTGGGCTATTTTTTTGCTTGCTCGGCAATGCGACGGACGGTATCGGTCGAGCGACGCGAACCGGCCGAGGAACCAAGCCAGTAGTTGCAGACCTGCCCAAAGGCGATTGATAGCGCCCCAAACATGACATTCAGGAGTTGGAAGGCGTTGGGCGGCAGATCAGCTGGCACGATGAAAAGCCGGTAGATGCAGAAGAAGTAACCCACCACGATCAGCGTAGAAACGACTGGGGCCCCCCAAGCGATAGATGACTGTTCCTTTGCAAGGTCTACGGTCTGCTGTCGAGCGCTCTTGGTGTCGTCCAGTGCTGCGGCCTCGCTCGCCTGGTCGATCTTCGCCATCTCCACCTGGAATGACTGCTCAGCAGCCTTGAGCGCGACGATCTGCTCGCCCGTCAGGCTGCCGCTGGCCAGCGCGGCGGCTATGTCCTGTTCGGATGCATCCAGGCGACCCAGCACCTTGTCGGCGATGACCTTGACTGCGGCGCCGGCGAGCGGGCCGCCGAGCGCGGTTGCGAGACCAGGCGCCACAGCGCCAATGGCGGATTTCCAATCGAAGTCAGGCATGGTTTGCCTCCAGTGCGGCCTTCGCCTTGAGGGTTAGAGCCTGCACTTCAGCTAGGCCCAGGGTGCCGCCGTTCACGCGCTTGCGGATGGCGGTCGTTTCGCCCAGCATGGCATCCGGAATCCGGTCTTCCCACCAGGCAATGCAGGCATCCAGCGCGAAGCGCGGCTGGCTCAGCAGGTCGGGGATGCCGACCAAGTTCTGCCCGATCAAGCCGCCGACACGCTCGTAGTTGGCCCGGCCCGTGATCTGAATCGGCGAGCGACCTCGGAACGTCCAACCGTCGTCCGGCGCGATGTTGCCCAGCTTCCTCCGGCCCCATTCGCCGCCGTAGACGATGATCGCGATCGACCGCTGATCGGCCGCCTGCTTGCCAGAGATGCGACCGACAGCCTGCGCCTGAGCTGGCGTGATGCGCGCAGCGCCGAAGGTGGCCAGCAGCCCCTCTGGCGTGTAGTTCAGGTTCTCCTCCATCCGTTCGAGCATCATCGACTCGTGCAGGATGTTCGGAAGGAAGTCGGCCACATCGGCGTCACCCTTCGAGAACGAGCCGTCTTCGATCTCGTCGGCAAAAACGGCCGCCCAGCGCTCGGCCGTGGCGCTGGCGACGCCGCACGCCAGCAGGATGCGCAGCCATTGAGCGGCGGTTCGGCTCATGGCGTTCTCCGAGCCGGCGTGGTGTAGACCGGCGCGGCCGGCGGAGTCGCTGTCTGCGACTTCACAGCGCGCAGGTCGTTCTCGAGGTTGTCCATGCGAAAGCGCAGTAGTGCCTGCTCGCCCGCCAGAGTGGTGACCTGCGTGTTGCCGGCCTTCACCGTGATCTGCAGCTCGGCCACATCGCGCGCTGTCTGGTTCGTGGTGAAGTACATGCTGATCAGAAAGAACGAGGCCGTCCCGAGTGCGCACAACAGCCCCCACAGCGGGATGCGGACGTCGACGATCCTGGAGACGCGCGGCAGTTCGCCGGGCTGTGTTTCTTGTGTCATTTGAGCCTTTCAGGCAATAAAAAACCCGCCGAAGCGGGTCTGTTTGGTAGAGGGAAACTGCTCTCAGAAATCAGCGCTGCGCAGTGGGCCGACGGCGGTCAAATAGTCATCCGTCGTGTTCAGATGCCACATGACGCCGCGCTTCTTGACTTTGGCCGGCACGCCTGCGATGACCGTATTGCTCTCAGTGAAAGGCCTATTGGTGAGTGTTCTGGCTGCGACCACGTTATCTGAAGCAATCTCTGACCTGTTGTAAATCATCGCCTCATTGCACAGCCATACTCGATTGTGAATCCTGATGCCATGCTCAACGCTCTCCCTCGCCATAGTCTCGACGTTGTAGGTCAAATGTTCAACAGCCGCCCTGATCTGGATGTTGTCCGCGAACAGGTTTTGGTCACCAATCTCAACCAGCGTCGAGGGACAAACGCCAGCCAATATGTGCACATTGCCATTGAACAGATTGTCTTTACCGATCTGGACCGCAGACTGTCGCGCGAAATTTCCGCCGCTCTGAAAAAAACTTACGAAAACGTTGGTGAAGATTTGATTCTTTGCTCCAAACTCCAACCTGCAGCCGCTTGTCCCAGGTTGCGTAATGACGTGCAGCGTGCCAGGGCCAGTCGGGTGATCGATCCGGATAGTGTGGCCATAGCCGTCGATCTGCAGGTCAATTAATGGCGCCTCTGCTCTTGAACGGATCCGCTTGCCGTCCACCACAATCTCATTGCGGCTGAACGTCTCGCGTTCAATCACAAGCCGGGCGGCTTCCTCTGCTGCAGCGACTTCCGCCATGACCTGCTGCTGGCGCCGAGTCTCATTGCGTTCTTGGCGATCCGCTTCGAGCGTGACAACACTGCGTTCCAAGTCCGACATATGCCCGGTCAGACGATCTAGCTCGGCAATGAGTTGATCCCGCTCGCGAGAGGTTTGAACTGCTCGAACCAAGCCATACGGAAGCGCCATTTTCAAGGCAGTCTTGAGAGTTCGCCTTGCCTTCTGGAATGTCATGGCAGACATGATAGCCATGACGATTCGATGAATGCTAAACGGCTATTCCGGCAGTTGCAGCGCTGGCAGCATCGCGATCAACTGCGCCTCATCGGGCTCGGCGATCTCGTTGGCCTGCACATTCGCAAGGACCTGGTAGCACTGCGCATAGACAGCGTCCATCCAGGTGCCGAAGGCGACACCTTCGTCATGGAAAGGACTGGCCGGCAGAGCCGCGCGCAGGGCCGCGGTGATGATGCTGTCGTAACCCTTGGCCTTCGCGGCCGCATTGAGGTACGCATCCACGGCAGCGAGCAAGGCTACCTTTCGCTGCTCGAAGCTCGGCTGTGGCGGCTGATCGGCCTGGCCGCCACTCGCGACCCATTGCGTGTAGGCCGCGAAGTCGGCGTTCTCCGGGTCCAGCGGGATGGCAGCACCATCGGAATGACGAACTACGTAAGTGGGGAAAAGGGTGTACATCACAGCTCCGCCGAGGCGGTCCAGTCGAGGTTCAGCGAATAAAGGCCTGCTGCGGCACCGATCACCATGTTCACGGCCGCGCCATTCGTATCGGGAGAAACGAAGCTGTTGGCGGAAACGTTCGATGACGTTGAAGTGCCAAGCTGCGTCATCGTGGGCGCTGCCCGTTTAGTCGCCTTGAAGCAGATCGTGGTGGTGAGCTGCGCGTTGGAAGACCCACCGGGGTAAGCGCTGGTCATCTTCAACGAGCCAGTCTCGAAGTAGCGCTGGCAAAGAAAAAGCTCGAGTGCTGCGTGGCGCTGCTCGAACGGCGTGGCCACCGAACCGAACTCAAACTGTGCTTTTGCAACCGCCCCGATGAACTTCACCGTGACGTTCGCGCCAGCAGCGAGCGCTACCGTCTGCCCTCCGTTGGCGACCGCTGCACCGTTCACCGTGGCGGTCCCAGCGCCAACCCAGGAAAGCGTGTAGACGCCGCCCTCGATGTTGTTGCCTTCGATGACTTGCTCGATGCCGCCGGCTGGAGCCACGACAGCATTCCCTGGCGCGCTCGCGGAGTAGGTCAACGCCTGGCCCAGGGTGACCACGCGCCAGCGGTCGAGCGTGTACTGGTTCGAAGAAACCGTGGCCGCGCCTGAGGCGTAGCCGCGCTGATTCAGCGCGAAGCCGCCGTTGATCAGCTTGTTGCGGAAGCTGAAAACAGAGCCAATGCCCAACGCGACGCGCGCATCGGACGGAAGGCCGGAGGCCCCCAGGAGGCCGCCTGCTCCCCACAGGTTCTCCCACAAGGCCCCGAACCCGGCCCGGGCCTGCGCGTTACTCGGGGTTGCACCGCTGCCGGAGATGGCGTCTTTCGACGGGGGTGATGCCATAGCTGCTCCTTTCGATGATCGAAAAAAAGCCCGCTCAAGGCGGGCTGTTGGTTGCGAAGAGTGCGGGCTAGTAGCCCTTGACGACGATGTCCACCGAGGCGCCACCGACCGAGACGTGGGAGGCGTTGTACGCAGTGACTTTCGGGGCGAGGTTTGGCGTCTTCGTCGCTTCGGCGGTTACCGCCGTGGTCGCACCTGACTGCAGCGTGATCTGGATGTTCTTGATCACGGTGAAGGGCTTCGTGTACGGGATCAAGGTGCCGCCGAAGGCCACGGCCAGATCGTCGATCTGCTCCTCGATGTCCGGGGCATCGACCGTCACGACAAACTGCTTGAGCACGCCGCGAGTCGCACCGGCGCCCAGAGTCACGCGGAACTGGTAGACATCGTTGGCCACCGCGAGCTGACCAGGCCACGGCATCCATTCACCGGCCGCGCCATAGAAAGACTCCGCGTCGGGACCATAGAAGGAGTCGTCATCGGGGCCGTAGAACGCGCCAGGCCCGGCGAACCTGTATTCGATCCGCAGGTCGATGCCTTCCACCTCGGCAACCACCGTCATGATTGAGCCGGCCAGCGCTGAGTTGATCGGCTGCAGCGGCGTCACGTAGGCCATCTCGGCATAGGACTCCGCCTTGTAGAACGGCACCGTGTCGGCGCCGTAGAAGGCTTGGTTGTCCGTTCCGTAGAACGAATCCAACGGGTTGGCCGTCGGGTCGCCGCCAACCAGCGCCCATCCATAGGATTCCGACGGGTCGAAGGGCCAGCCCAGCGCCTTGTAGTCCCACTCCTCGATCACGTTCGCGATCGGCGGATCGCCGAGGTTCATGGTGATGCTGCCGGCGGTCATAGACTGGTTACCGCTCGTGTCCTGCGCCTTCACCATGATGGTCACCACGCCACCCGGCCGCAGCTCCGGCTGCCATGGGCTCTCGGTGACCAAGCCGTCATGCAAAGGTGCCGCCGAATTCCAATCGAGGTTCTGCCCGTAGTGAAAGCGGAAGACGAAGCCTGCGAGGTCAGGCACGCGACGCGGCAGGCTCCAGGACAGCACGCTGCCGGAGATCGTCAGGTTCTCCACATTCGGTGGCGGCTCGGTCTTGCCGATCACCGTATGCGCGATCTGCGTGCTCCAGTCACTCGCCGCAATGGTGTTCGATGTGCGCGCGATGATCAGGATCACGTCCAGGTCGTTCACCCCAGTCAGCCGTGCTTCTGTGGCATCCCCCGGCACCGTGACGGGGCGCCAAGCGCCGTCCGGCAGGACGCGGAAGCGAACCTCCACCGTTCCACCGTTGCGCACGGATGCGTCTTGAATGGGGGCCCAGGTCACCAGCACGCTGTTGAGGATCGTGCCGTCGGATTGCACGATGAGCTGCCCCTCCCCGCTGTCCACCGACGTGATGGTCGGAGGTCGGATGTCCCAGGGCTTCGGCAATCCAGTGTTCGGCGCATAGCCCCCAGGCAGGAAGCCATACCCGTACTGGAAGATCGCGGCTGTGGTCTCCTTCATCGACAGGACCACGCCGCTGTCTGGCGAGAAGCGCCAGTTCTCGATGATGAATTCCTTGTTGACCCACCCGAATTGGGCCAGCGTCAAGTAGACCGAGTCGAAGATCTCCAGCGGCCAAGCCCGCAGCTTGAACGTCAGCGTCGCCCGCAGCGGGTCGCGGCTGTCGCGCAGCAGAATGCCAGCGATGTGATAGGCCTGCGGGGCGTAGAAGACGCCCGGCATGCTCACCTCTTGGGACAGCTCCGCGCCGTCGGCGGCCACCAGGGCATCGGCCCTGAAGGGCTGGATCGGCGTCTCGATGTAGTTCGCGGACTGATCCCAGATGCGGATCGCGACCGTGTTCACCTTCTCGTTGCGCGGAAGGTGCGGGCTGATCTCGATGCCGCTTTGCGACACCGAGCCGTCGGCCGAGGTCTGCACCACAGCGAGGTCGGCTTCGGTCAGGCTCATGACCGGCGCCTGATACACCCCCGCTCGCACGAATAGCTCACCGGCCGCATAGGCCCACTTGCCGGCCATCGCCTGCGCGAGATCGTCGAGCACGTCGCTGGCCGGTGCGCCCTCCAGGTACACGCCTGCCGATCGGAAGGTGGGAACCCAGTCGGAGCCGGTGTAGCTGATGCCGGTGTCGCAGGCGTTGGCGGCCGCGATGGTGCGGGCGTCCTCGCTCGCGCGCATGCTCGTGCGCTTGCCGAAGCGGGGATGCATCATGACGTGCCGCATCATGAGAGCCGGGTTCTCCGAGAAGCGCGTCACGCCGTCGCGAGGGTCGTACAGCTTCGCGCCCCGAATCCTGGCCGTCACCGTCGGAATGCCGGAAGGGAGCGCGCCATCGTTGTAAGCGAACTGGGCGACAAGGTACGCGACGCCCCGGGCCCGGTGATCCCAGGTCCACGTACCCGGCAGCATGGCCGTCAATCCGCCGTCGGCGGTCTGGTCTGGTGAGCCGAGGTGCCAACGGAGGTTCACGAAGGAATTGAAGCCGGCGTACTGGTAATAGACCGTGAAGTACCAACCCGGCAGCGGGTTGATGATCGTCACCTCGCGGCCGTTGACGCTGCACTGCACCTCGTGGCCACCCACCATCCCGAACGGCGACTCGATCGCGGACACCGAGCCGGGCAGCGGGTCGTGATCCAGGATGACGGTCGTTGAGAACGAGATCTTCTGGTCGCTGATGGTCGCGGACTGCCCGTAGGGCGCTGTCGTGACCTGGCCCAATTCGTTGACATCGACCGGCTGGTCGTTCAGATAGACCTGCTCGACGCCGTCGATCTCGTGCTCGGCCAGCGCGATGCACATGATGAACAGTTCCTTGAACTGCCCGACGCTGGTCTTGAAGAAGCAATGACCGCCCACGCGCGTGCGGCCGAGCACCAGCGTGCGCGGAACCACCGTGCCCTGCAGGTTGATGAGGCGGTCCACCTGCGCCGCATCGAACTGGGCCTTCGCAGCCCGCTCGGCCTTGCGCTTTTGGTAGCTGCTGAGCGCGAAGGTGCCCACCAGCGTGATAGCCCACGAGGCAACAACGATGCCGGTCGTGATCGCGCCACTGGTAAAAATGCCAGCGAGCACAGTAGCGACAGCTTGCGGCATCAGATCCTCCAGGCCGCGATCGCGGTATCCATGCCGACGACGATCATCCCGGCCACGCCCGGTGCGAGCACGCCGGTGCCATTGCAGATGCCCAGCATCTCGCGCTCAGCGTTGAGCACCAGCACCACGTCGCCGACGGCCGCCATCTTCGGGCTCATCGGATCGCCCAGCAGGTTGCTTGCGAGCTGCTGCAGGCCACCACCCGCCGCGATGGCTCGCAAGGCCCCGACCTCGCCGGCGTAAGCCGGAAAGCCTGAGCGCAAGTTCTGGCCGGTGATCGCGTGCACAGCGTCGGCGGTGAAGGTACAGCAGTCGTTCAAGCCCCAATCGAAGGGCATGCTCGCGCGCGCCCGGCCGAACTCTGCGAGGCGCAATTGCCAGTCTGGAAGTCTCATCGTCCGCCTGTCGCCATGTAGTACTGTTTCGTCGGCCAGACGACGGGCACGCCGCTCTGAGAGACGATGTATTCGAAGGCCCGGTCTCCCGGGTACAGCGCCTGCTGATCGGCGTTGCTGGTGGTCATCGAGTTCCCGCGCAGCAGATCCACCGCCGAACTCTCGGCCGTCACAGAGACCGTGCAGATGTCACCGTCCGCACTGATCGACATGGTGTCGAGGTAGCCGTCCCAATCGACCGGGGCGTCGATGACAAAGCCATCGCTGCCGATCAGCGCCAGCCTGATCACGAGCCGAACGCCCTGAACCACCGTGGAGTCAGCCAGCGCCAAAGCGAGAATTTCGGACGCGAGACCAGACATGTTCAGCTGCAGGCCCTTGATCTCAGTTCCAGTCGAGTTCTCGATTGGGGCGATCTGCCCAAGGCCGGCTGCCCCGCGGTACGTGATTCCGCCGAAGTCCAGCGGGCGATTCATGGAATTGAGCGCAACGGTTCCGGAGGCGAAGTACATGGCGACCAGCTGCGCGACCTGCGGCGCCGCACTGGCCAGAGCAGACGCGAACCCTGGCGAAACCGATCTCACGAGACCACCTCGACGAAATCGAAAGACACCTCCGGCGCGTAACCCGGGATGTACTGCACCCGGGCCGACTGGGAAGACTGCCGAAACAGCGCCGTCGGCCGATCCCAGGTCACCACCGATCCCTCGGGGATGAACTTCCGGGTCCTGTTCACCAGTTTGGCGATCAGGTGCCCGCTACCGTCAGAGACGGCGTCTTCGCGCACCTGCAACAGCAGGCCTTGGATGCCGAGCATGTCTCCGGCTAACAGCGTTTGCCCGGAAGGGCAATAGACCATCACCTGATCCGATCCGGCCGGGGTGACTTGGCAGGTCGGCGTGCCGCGCATGGTTCCGCGTGGAACCTTTCGCACCCAGTGATAGAGCCTCACGGTGTTCGTCATGCCACGCAGCGCCGCGATGAAGGCCTCCACGCGCGCGGCGTCCTCGAACTTGCGGTTCGGCAGCGTGAGGTAGATGCCCCAGCGGTCATTCCCCATGTCCAGCGTCTGCTCGCTGCCTCCGTAGGGCGATGCGAACACGCGCTGGTTCGTGATCTGCCACAGGGTGAAGGCGTTCGGGCAAAAGCCTGCCGGCAGCACGATCTCGCTCATCCGAGGCTCCCGCGGTAGCGTTGGCTGCGCGTTGCGGCTGCCGCCGTCTGCGCCTGATTGGCTGCAAGGGCCTGCTTCAGCATGCCGATCGTGGCCACTTCGCCCACCGTGTAGTAGTTGTTCGTGACGCCGCCGCCGCCCACGCGGGTGAGCTCGTGGTTCGGGATGATCTTGCCCGCGGTGTTTGGCACGAACAGCTCCGGACCACGCTCGCCCACCACCGAAACCTGCCCGACCGGCGGCATCCCACCGTCAGCGAAGAAGCCGCCGAAGAACTTGCCCACTCCGCTGAACAGCTCACCCAGCCAGTTGCTCCCGCCTCCACCGCTGCCACCGGTGATGGACAGCCCAGAGTTGCCAGATAGGCCAATCAACTTAAGGTAGTCGGCATCGCCGCTGACCTTTCCGGCGCCGCCGGTGTTCAGGGCATCGTTCACCAACTTGGCGAGCGGTCCGGTGACCTGCGCGCGAACCACCAGGCGCGCGACATCCGAGATGATCGAGTCGATGAGGCTCTTGAAGTCCAGCTTGCCGGTCTTCACGAACTCGACCAGCGCGTCTTCCATGTTGCCGAAGGCGTTCTTGACCGCGTCCTCGGTCTGCTTGTAGACGTTCGCCGCCTCGTCGGCGTAGTTCTTCGCGCCCTCGGACGTACCAAGCAGGAAATCGCGCTGCTTCTCCTCGATGAGCGCATACGAGCTGACGTAGCTGCCGATCGATTTCTTCTGGAACTCCTCGATCAGCGCGAGCTCGCGCTTGTAGTCGTCCTCACGGCCGGCGAACTTGTTGTTCCGGCGGTCGCGCTCCAGATCCTGGCGCTTTTGCTCGTAGGTCTGCTCGATCTGGTTGATCGCCGCGTCGAAGTCGCGCTGTTTCGAGCCACGCCCCATCCCGGACAGCTCCAGGGCACGGGCGCGGTTGGTGACATCGAGCAGCGACTGGGCCGCGGCGCGTGCATCCTCCATCGAGGTCGTCAACCTCTTGGCCGAGGCCTCGGCCTCGATGTTCAGCGTGGCCAACTGCGTAGCGGTCTCGGCGCGGCTCTTGCGCAGCTCGGCCTCGGCGTCGTTCAGCTTGCGCTGGTTGTCGATCGCGTCCTTGCCCGTCAGCGTGGCCTGCTCGCGCTTCAGCCGGTCAATGCTCGCCTGTAGGCCGGCGTCCTCGACCTCGCCAGTGGCAATGATGATCTCGCGCTTCTTCGCGTAGTACTCGGCGTCGCTGATCAAACTGGCCGAGCGTTTAGCCGATAGGATCTTCTCGTCGTTGTCGAAGGCCGTGGCGAGCAACGCCGTGTTCTTCTTCATGTCTTCGAGGTCCTGCGCCAACTGCGCCTTGGCCTCCTGCGCGGCGCTGTTGTCCTTGTGGCCCTTCGTCCCCTTCGGCTCCTTGAACTCACCCACCGTCGGCTTCGGCGTCTCCCGCAGGAACCGGCGCGATACGGCGTCCGAGGTGTCGCCCACATCAGCCAGCGCGTCACGCTGCTGCAAAGCCTTCAGATAGGTGTACTGCTTGCGGCTGTTGGCCAGCGCTTCGTCGATGGCCCGGGTATCCGAGCCAGCTCGCGTGTAGCGAGCGCGGTCACCCTCCAGGCCTTCGATTTCCGAGCGCAAGGCCTTCAAGTTTCCGGTCTGGTCGCGGAATGGGTTGATCGTGCCGAACGTCAGCAGCGCATCGAGAAAGCCGCCGGCGACCTTGCGACCAATGGTGAACTCTTCGATCACGCGCGAGATGCCCGGCAGCAAGTCGGACAGCAGTGCTCGCTTCGCGTCGAGGGAGTTCTTCTGGAGATCGAACAGCTGCTTGTTGAACTTCTCCGCGGCCGCGGTCTGCTCGTCCGTCACGTTGCCCACAAGCTTCGTCTTCTCCGCCAAGTCGTTCAAGAATGGCGCCGCGTCCTTGATCGACTTGCCGAACAGCTCCTGCACGAGCCGGGCCTTGTTGCCGTCGTCGGCGAAGCCCGAGAGCGCTACGGCGGTCTGGCGTAGCGCCTCGGCCGGATCTTCCTTGCGCAGCTCGGCTGCATCGAGTCCGATGGCTCGCAGCGCCTGCGAGACGCCATTCTTTCCGTCAGCCTCCTTCAACGCGCTGTTGAACTTGACCAGGATGCCTGACACGTTCTCCAGCGTGGTGCCAGTGCGCAGCGCGACATCTTCCAGAGCGCTGATGTTCTCGATGCTGGCGCCCGTGGCGTCCTTCACGTCGTTCAGCGCATCCAGCCCGTCGATGACGTTGCTGGCCATAGCTAACGCAGCCACGCCGGCCGCACTGAGCGCGAGGCCAATGGCGGCCCCGGCCTTGGTCACAGCGGCGTCTATCTCCTTCGCACGCTTCTCGGCCAGCTTGGCGGACCGGTTCATGTCCGTCTCGAACGAACCGGTGCGCGCCAGCAGATCTACGGTGATAGTGCCGATGCTCATTCGGATTTCCTCGGGGGTGGCCGGATCCTGGCGGCCTTGAACAGGTCAAGGTCCGCGGAGGTGTAGCCGTCGGTCTGAGGTGGCTGAAGGAACTCGAGAAGGTCCTCGAAAGGCTGCCCCGCCATGCTGTGGGCGATCAGGGCCGCTGGCCGGTGGTATCGGTGCTGGTCGTCGAAGGGGTCGCTTCGGTAGAACGCGACCCATCGCTCGAACTCTCCGAGGGAGATGGCGTTTTTCCACTCTGCGACAGATCGGCCTCCGAGGGCGAGAGCGAGGACGTGCCAGAACCACTCTTCGCCCCCGGAGGCGATGCTTCCCCCTTGGTGCCGATGCCTCCCAGCGAGAGGACCACATCGAAGAGGCGGCTGCTCACGTTCGGCTTCATGTTCATCGCCTCTTCGACAGTGACAGCCGGCGAGCCGTCAGCCTCGCACATGCTGGCCGCGATCATCCGGGAGATGCTGGCAGCCCGCACATCCTCGTCCTTCGAAGCTTCGGCGATCTGGAACTTGCGATAGTCCGCCACCGGTAGTTCGCGGAAATGCAGCTCATGCTTGGAACCGTCGGCGAGTTCGACGGTGCGCTTGTGGATCTCCGTCGAAACGAAGAAAGCGGCGTACTTGCTCATGCCGTCAGCAGGTCCCAGGTCACCGGGCCGCTGCGCTGCAGCGTGATCGTGCCCTTCCAGATGTCCTTCGCGCCGATGTCGATCGCAACGTCGGCTACATAGGCATTGAAGACCGCAGAGACACGGCCGGTCACGGGCTGCATGACCGAGGCCACGGCCGTCGGTGCAGTGGCCGCGTTGGAGCTGTAGATGCCCCAGGACACGGTTTCGCCTGAGGCCTTCAGTGCCATCAGCGCCTCGTGGCTGATCTCGGACTTGTGCAGGTTGAACGGGATCGTCACCTGGCCGGGTGTGCCGAGACCGCCGACAAACTCCTCGTCTTCGGTGTCGTCAAGGCAGGTCACATCGATCTGGCCGCGCGCACCACCGAGGCCACTGATACCCGTAGGGCACACGATCTTGGTGACGGCGGTTGGTCCCGATGCGTAGTAGAGCTCGGTGCCCTGACTCTTGATGACAGGCTTGGTGGTTGCCATAGTTTTGCCTTTCGCAAAAAGGAAAGGCCGCTCAAGGCGGCCAAGGGTTGGGAAACGCGGGGCGCTATTCGCGCGAGAGGATGAAATCGAAGGCGAAGCCCATGCGGTAGCGCTTCGTCTCCAGGTTGCGGTCGTCGGCGTAGTAGCCCACGCAGTAGGCCTCCACCTCCAGGGCGGTGCGCACGGCCTTGGCCAGTTGCTCCACTTCGGCGTCGCCGTCGGACCAGCAATCAACATGCACGCGGAACAGGTCCGCGTCTGCACCGTCGAACGTGTTCTCCACGTCGCCGGCGGGCACGCTCCAGGTGACATAAGGCCGAACGACGCCCTGCGGCGCGTCGCCATGGCGGTAGACGCGCACCGGGTCGGTCACCGGGTCCGTGCCGGCGCCGATCAGCGCGGTGACGGCCGGCGAGGCCTTCAGCAGGTGCTGGATCTTCGGCAGCATTACTTTTTCGCCCCCTGCTCTGCCTTTCGGATCGCCTTCTGTACGCCCTTGCCCAGCTCATCGACCACGGTATTCAGCGCGGCCTCGCGCTTGTTCACGTAGGCCGGCGTCATCCAGGGTTCGGCGGGCTGGTCCTCGGTGCCGTATTCCAGATACCGCCCCGTCATTACCGCCGTCAGCGGCTTGCCGCCCTTCTTGTTGACGCGGCCGCCCGGGTACTTCCGCCCGCGGGCGATTACCACGCGGTAGCGCTCGGCGGCGCCGCTGCGCTGCGGGTTCGGGTCGCGGCGCACCACCACGGCCTTCTCCAGGGTCTGGGTGCTGGTGTAGCCCTCGGCTACTGTGTTTCGCGTGACAGCGCGGATATTGGCCTGCGCCTGTTTCTGGATCACGACGCCGCCCTTGCGCAGCGCCGGGGCGACGACGCCGCCGCGCTTGCTGACGATCTCTGCCGGGAGCTTCCTCATCTGGTCGAGCAGCCCGTCGAGGCCCTTCATGGTGCGGGTGTCAGCCATTGCTGCCGCCAGTCTCAACCGCCAGGTCGATGAACTCGCCGCCCTGCTCATCGAGCAGGACCGCGGTGATGTTGAAGAACATGTCCTTTCCGCCCTTCGTGCGCACGACGCGCCAGTTGTCTGCCACGTCGTCGCGCGCGCGGATTCGGATCGATGCCTTGGCGATACTGGTCGGCGTGGCCGCCTTGATCGTCTCGGCGCCGTTGAGGTAGCGGATGTTCGCCCAGACCTTGGCCACCTCCACCCAAGTCTCCCCCTGCGCTTCGGTGGTCTGGTCCTGCGCCACCACCTTGCGCTGCAGCGACACCCGGCGGTTGAGGGTTCCGGCTTCGAGCGTCATGCCAGCGCCGGAGTCCGCAGGTTGTACAAAAGCGCCGTGATCGGCCGCGGGAGGTAGCCGGTCTCGTACTCGTGGTTCTTGTCGTTGTCGCGGTCCTTGTACAGGTAGCCGACCATCAGCAGGACCGCCGCCTGCACTTCGTACAGCACCTGCGTGGTGTAGACCGGTTTCCCGTCGTCGTCGAGCACCGGCTTGCCTTCTCCGTCCAGCTCAGGCTGGAAGTGATTGGCGCCCTTGAGATAGTTGAGCACCGAGCCCGAGGCAGCGTGGATCTTCAGCGTCAGGTCCGCGTCGTCATCGTCTCCGTCACGGCGCAGGTGTTCGGAGGCTTGTCCCAGCGTCACGAGCATGGTCACAGCTGCACCGCCTTTCCGGCGTCGCGACCGCGCTTCACTGCCAGGCGCCAACCATTGCAGCCAGGCTCGCCGGGCTTGCCGATGGGTGCATCCTTCTGTGCGATGAAGAACGAGCCGCCCCAGGTCACGCCGTCGCCGGCCTCGTAGGCCTCCTCCGCGCGGAAGACCCCTTTGTCCACGAGCGCGGCTACCTTGATCGACTTCGCAACCTCAGCACCGCTCGACGTGCGCGCGACCAGGGTGAACTCGCGCCCGCCGGGCTGATCGATGCGCAACTCGGCGATGCCGTCCACGACGCACTCCCAGCCGTGCAGGCCTTTCGTGGCCTCGAACGCCCGCCACATCCCGCCTGCATGCCGTGCATAGGTGCCGCGCGCGTATGACTTCGCGAGATCGATCTCCGGCAAGAGTTCTATCTGCAGCGCATCTCTGCCGGCTTGGCCGTCGCGGCCATCTTGGGCGGGGGGAATCGCAGCAACCGCAGCTGCTACCGCCTCGTCGATCATTTTCTTGACCTCTTCGACCGGCACGCTCTCGCCGTCCTTGGGCGCAGGGATCGCAGCAACAGCCTTGGCGACCTCATCCGTCACCATGGGCGCCAACTCTTCTGCCGTCACGCTCCTGCCGGGCTCGCCATCCTTGGGACGCGGAATCGCAGAGAACGATTTCTCGACCTCTTCCTCCACCATTCGACGCACTTCCTCCGCCGGAAAGGTGCTTTCCTCCTTCGGCGCAGGAATCAGAGCAATGGCTTTCGCGACGACATCGGAGACCAGCGGCTCCAGGTCGGCCACCGTCACGCTTGCACCGTCCGCCCCATCCTTTGCGGGAGGGAGTGCAGCTACAGCATCAGCCACCATCCGCTGTACTTCGTTCACCGGGAAGTCTTTGCCGTCTTTGGCAGGAGGCAGCGCATCGACGGCCTTCTTGACGGTCTGCTCGATATGGGGCGCCAGCGACTCCGGCACGCCCTTGATCACCGAATCGATGTCATCCAGCCGTCTTGCCAATGGCGCAACCGCCGCTTTCACGGACTGGATCACGATGTCGGCCAAGGCTTTCAGATCAGCTCGCATGCCAGCTCCTTTGCGATGTAGTCGGCCAGTTCGCGCTGCTCCTCGTCCGTGAAGTCGCCGTCGTCCGCGGGAGATGGCGAATCGGATGCTGCAGGCGCGGGAGGCGGTGCTGGAGGCGCTGGCGGTGCGATCTTGTTCAGCCGGACTTGGTCCAGCGGGAAGTCCTGCTGTTGCATGTAGACCGTATCGCCACCGGTCAAGGGGGACAGATTGAACCCACGGCGCCCCTCGTTCGGCGTCTTCAAGCCTCCACTCACCAGCTTCACAGCAACATCAGCTTGCGTCGCCGGATCCATGCGCAGCAGGTTGTCCAAATCAAGCTCCGTGCGGTACTTCTCGGGCAAGCTCAGACCGTCATCCAGCGCAGCCTCCATCTCCTCGATCAGCGAGTGGAGTGCGTCGTTGAAGTAGATCTGGTTCAGATCGCCGACCTTCTGGCCCGCCGGTAGCTGTCCTCCGACCTTGAACAGCGGGACGTGGAAGACCTGCGCCACCATCTCGGCAGTCAGGCCCAGTTGTTCCTTCATTTGCGCATCCACTGCAGTCATGCGAATAGCTTCGTAGCGCAGGCCATCGCCGACCACTGCGACCTTGCCGGCGTTCGGCCCCGTGAAGTTGTTGTTCCAGTACTCCTTCAGTTCCTTCGCCGTCGGGTCGGAGATCGCGCCAGGCGCAACCAATAGGCCGCTGGGCTTCGCTCCCTGCTTGAAGAAGCGCTGTGAATCCCGCAGCATTTCCAGGCCACTCGACGCCGGCAGCATGGCCGCATAGAGCGGGCCCACGCCTACCAGCGGGTGGAAAAGGCAATTCATCCGGTCGTGGATGATTTCGGAGGCAGGCACATAGATAGTCGCCTCCTGCAGGCCGGAGAGGTTGTCCTTGGCCAACTGGTAGAAGATCGAGCCGTCCTGCGAGATCATCGGCATCACCAGGGCTGGATCGAGGATGTAGAGCGCGACCACGATGCCACGGCCATCCCGAACCTTCAGCACGTAGGAGTTGCCCCAGATGAGCTTTGAGATGACCCACCACTGCTTGAACTGGATCTGGTTCTGATAGTGGTTCGGCCGGCGCAAGACTGGCGAGTAGGCGGCGCTGGTCGTCTCGGTCCAGATGCCGTCTTCGCCCCGCTCCATCAGGCGTGTGCATAGCTTTCCGATGTCGTTCGAAATCACCGTCGCGCACGAGAACACAGCGGGGAAGGACAGCACAGTCTCCGGCCGGACGTTGATGTCCAGCTGGAAGTACCCCGGTGGTTGTGCCGGGGTGATGTCATGCCAGACACCGCCCGAATTCAGCGACACCAAGCCGCCGGGCTGCACCGTGCGCGGAGCAATGATGCTGGCCGCCTTGGTACGCGCGCTGTTCACGAGGCGCGACAGTGCGCTCATTCCTTGCTGCTCGCCTTTTTCGATGCAGCCCTGCCAGACGGCTTCTTCACCTCAGGCGTCTCCTTCGTCACCTCGGGTTTAGCCTCGGCGGTCTGGTACGTATCGGCGGGAGCGGCGCGGCGAATCGCGCACAGTGCACGGGCCTCGGCGCTCGAAGCAGTGAACGGATCACCCGCCTGCAGGGCTCGACCCGCATAGGTGAATGGCTTGAGGGCAATGAGGCTCTTGGACATGTCGGCTCCTTAAGGAATTGGCCGAGCCCCGAAGGGCCCGGCTGGTCACGATCAGGGCGTGACGGGAGCGCCGTAGTCGGCACCGGTCACGAAGGCCACAGCAGAGGCCCGGCGCTTCGCGAAGTTGATCGACCGCACCACCTTGATCGCGGTCGATTCGGTCTGGAACATGGAAGTCATGTTCGCGGAGGCTGCCGTCGGCGTGTCGGTTGCGCCAGTGGGTGCCGTGTCCTGCTCGATCATGGCCTCGCGGCTGATCGAGACCTCGATGCCGGAGTCGCCGATGCGGTAGATGTCGCTGGGCTTCAGCAGGATCAGTTGACCCGAGCCGACGTTGTCACCGGTGACCACCGGATCACCCAGCAGCGTGCCGCCGTTCGCAGTGATGCCCGGGAACTCGGTCTGCCCCAGGGCATTGGTCATGAGCTGAATCGCTTTGCCGAGCGACGGCGTGGGTCACCAGCTGCAGACCGTTGGCGTTCTTTGCTGCGATGAAGGAGGCATACAGCGCCTTGATGTCCGAGCGCAGGCCCTCGCCGTCCGTCCCCGCCGAGGGGATGCCCGTCAGCCCGTTCAGGATGCCGGCCGGCGACACACCAGCCACCGCTGCTGCTGCCGAGATGAACGTCGTGTCCACACGCTGGGCACTGGCTTCAGCGAGTGCGTCACGCACCAGTTGCTCGGCTGCCGGACTCGAATCGCGCAGCAGTTCGTTCGACACCACTGCCAGGGCGGCCACCTTCAGCGGGGTCAGGTTGACCGCGGAGAAATCGGCGGTGGTTGCCGGGATGGCCTTCGACTGGCCCACCCAGTAGGCAGTCGCGGCGCCATCCTGGCCCTTGATCTGCACGTTGGCCGGCACCTGGCGCAGCGGCAGCTTGTCGTAGACCGTCATCGAGTACAGGAACTCGATGAAGTCGCCGTTGTACTGCTGATTGATCGCAACGAGTTCGGAGCCCCACTCTCCCGAACCCGAGCCGCCGCCGGGCACGGCAGCCTTCATCACGTTGATGAGCGTCGGATTGGTCTTGCCCCAGCGCTGCTCCGCGATCTGGATGGCAGTCGCTTCACCATCGCTCAGACGTGCGAGCGCCTTGGCGATGACCATGCGGGTGTAGTTCTGGCCCTTGAACTTCTCGTCCGCGTCCTTCTTCATGTGGATAGCTGGGGCGCCGCCGGTGGCCAGAGCACCGCGAGCGCCAGTCGCTGCCGCCGGATTGCCGCCAGCGGCAGGAGTGGATTTCTCGATCTGCAGCGCTTCGAGCTGGCGCAGGTCGGCCAGTTCGGCGTCGATCTGGGCGATGTCTTCGGTGAGGTTCTTGAACGTCTCGCGCTCGGTCTCGTCCTTCGTGCGGCCTTCGTCGAGGGCCTTCTTCTGCACGCCCTCCAGTTCGAGGGCCTTCTGGGTGCGCGTCTCCATGAGGCGCTTGATCTGTTCTTGCAGGTTCATGATGTTCTTTCAGGGATTGAGGTAGACGACGCCCTTTCGGGCTTGCGGATTTCCCGAGACGCCGGGGGCGAGCAGGCGAACAACCCGGTCCTGCTGCTTGCCAGACGCGGCGAGCAGGGCCCGATCGATCGACTTGATCGCAGTGAGGGAGGCTTCGGCGTTGGCCGGCACGGTGACGGCCGACAGCTCGAACCAGAGCCATTTCGTGTAGCGCAGGCCGACGGAGCCCTTGATCTGCGCGGCCTCGATGGGCTTGAAGCCGATGGACAGGCCGCGCACGAGCTTCGCCTTCAGCATCTGCCAGGCGGTGTTCAGGCGCTCTTTCAGTGGGCCGTCCTCGGCGATCGTGGCGACCTCACCCTCGACCTCGATGCCCTTTGCAGTGACCTTTGCGCCAGTGATCCAGCCGATCGGATCGCTGCTGTCGTGCATCCATAGGAATGGAATCGGCAGCTTGAACTGCGCGCCCTCTGGCTCCATCACATCGCCCACGCGGTCGGCGGTCGGCGTGGAGGCGATGCCCTTGAACGTGCGGCGTCCGTCGCCGCTATCGTCGCCAAGCGCCTTGATCTCCAAAGTGGAATAGGCACGGTCCATGCGTGGCTCCAATGAAAAAGGCCCGCACTGGGCGGGCCTCGGTGGTGATTCGATTCCGTTCGTCAGCCGATGACGAACATCTGGTACTTGGGCGCCTGCACTGTTTCTCCAGCGTGCGCCGCTCCGATGGCCATCGCGAGTGCGACGGCCGCGTCGATCTTGTTGATGGAGCGCTTCTTCGCGATCCAGTGATTGCCCCATTTGTCCTCTTCGATGACCGCAGACATCATTGCGGACACCAGCACCGGGTTCTTCCGCAGCCGGATGCGGCCTTCGAGCAGAGCCTCTTCGAGCAGCCTCACCGATCCAGGCATCCACAAGCCCTCGGCCTTCGCCTTCTTCGCCTCCGCAGCCTTGACCATCCCTTCGGTTGGCTCGCCCTTCTTCGTGCCGCCTTGAGGGTGGGCGACGAATTCGACGCTCAGGCCGATGTCATCGACCTCCTCCTCGAATTTCCGGAAGGCGTAGCGGTCGTAAGCCACCAGCTTCACGTCGTACTGCTTGGCATCGTCCGCCAAAGCCTGCGCAACGTGACGGAAGCTGATGCTCTCGCCAGCCGGCGCGTGGATGAAGCCCTTGTCTCTCCAGACGCTGTACGGCAGCTTGTCACGCAGCTCGCGCGCCAGCAACGTGTCACCGGGCGTCCAGGCCTCGATCCAGGCGTCGAACGTAGGCTTGTTATCTGCCGTCGTTCCCGTGCGCACCACCGAAGCCTTGGCGGTGATGTCCCGGAACTGGGAGAGGTCCAGGCCGATGAACACCTCTTCGCCTGCATGCTCGACCACTGGATCGAACTCGACCAGCGCCGGCTCCAGCGTGGTCCGCGTCATCCACGCCGTCTCGGCGTCCGTCCAGACGCAGAAATGCAGCCGCAGGATGCCGTTCAGCTGACCAGGAATCGCTTTCGCCGTGGCGACCACGTCGGCCAGGTACTGCTCGGTGATGGTCACGCCCAGCAGCGGGTTCACCTTCGGCCAGCAGGTCGGATCTCGCAACGGGTCGTCGCCATCGTCCAGCGCGCAGACGTAGCTGAAGGTCGTGTCGTCGATCACGTCGCCTACGAACGTCGGATCGTTCACTGCCTCGGTGTGTCCCGCAGCCACCTTGACCGCGTGCTCGTGCTCCTCCCACGCGACCGAGTTCCGATCGCTGCCGCTGTTCGTGATCATGAACAGCAACGGCTGCCGGCGGAACTTGAAGCCCCGCTCCAGCATTTCGATGCTCTTACGGTCCGGCAACTCGTGGACCTCATCACCCAGGACGAAGTGAGGCCGCGGGCCCGAACCGGTCTTTCCCGTGTCGCGCGACACCGGCCGGAAGAAGCTCCCGCTGCGGTGGTGCGCAATGTTGTACTCGCGCCCCTCGCCACCAGAGAACTCGAGTCTCTTCTTCAGCCCGGGCGACGCCTTCACCATCTTCACGGCGTCGGAGAACAGGATGCCGGCCTGCTCCTTCTTCGCCGCAGCAGCGTAGACCTGCGCGCCGGCCTCCCCGTCTGCGACCAGGCCATACAACCCGATGCCGCCAGCCAGCGGGCTTTTCCCGTTCCCCTTGCCCTGCTCGATGAAGGAGCGGCGAAACCGCCGCGTGCCGTCAGCACGCTTCCAGCCGAACAGCGAACCCACGATGAAGGCCTGGCTCGGGTGCAGTTGGAACGCCTTCCCCTCGAACTGCCCCTCGGACAGCTTCAACACCTTCTCGAAGAACCTGAACGCCTTCTCCGCAGCCTCATGGTCGAAGTACAGCCCGCGTGCTGGGCCCTTCTTCAGATCCTCCAGGTGCCGCCTGCAGCTGTTGCGGACATGCGGGCCCGCAACGATCTTGCCGGCTACGACTGCGTCGGCGTAGGCCTTGACCCGATCAATTGAAGAACTCGTCGGCGGGGTCTTCGTCTTCGTCGTCGCCATGGTTCACTTTGGTCTCATCGACGGGTGTGGCTCCCAGCTTCGACAGGATCGAACTCAGGGCCTGGGTGGCACTGACACCGAACTCTTTTTCGTCCAGTTTCGCAGTCCAGTAGCACGCCAGGCGCAGCAGGGTGCGATGGCTGCTCGTCAGCCAAGGCAACTCGGCACGAAACTCCGCCCACACCTTCTTTTCCTTGTCGGACATGCCAACGTAGGGGTCGCCAACTGCGCGCGGCTTCTTCGGGCCCTTCCGGTCTCGGAACCGTTCAGGATGGATGATTTCCGCGCCAGCCGCCTTTGCCTTCGCCAGCGGCGTTCTTGCACGGGGCATCAGGGTCGTCCTTCAAATTGGAGATGTGAAAAGAGAGGGACGCGCCCGGTTTCCCAGTCAAACCGCCCCAAAAAACCGCCCTCCCCCCCGATGTCGCCCTCTCGCAACGTCGCGATAATGCAACACAGTTGCACCATGGTGGGGCGTCCGGTAGAGGGCCGCTCACATCCCTTCCGGCCATCCGTCCTCGGTGATGCGCACCGTAGGGGCATGGCCAAGATCTTTGGCCGTCTTCATGTCATGACAGCTCCCTGGGCCACAGCAGAGCACCTGGCAGTTCTCCTCGGTGTCTGGGCCGCCCTTGAAGATCGGGTTCTTGTGATCGAGCTGGAAGCCGCGGCCGGGGAGTGCGTTGAACTCGCATAGCTTGCGGCACTTGGCGCAACGAGGGTCCTTGCTCCATACCTTCAGGCGCCTTGCCTGCAGTGCGCGGCCACGGATGCGGCCGTCGTTGTTGTCGAACTTCGCAGTCACGCCGGATTGAGCCGGGCCAGCGCCAGGACTTCGAGATCGGAAAGCCCATGGGCCGCATCGCTGCGACTCGCGCGGTAGGCCTCGACCTGTGCCTGTTCCCCTGGCGTCAGCGTGATCGACTTGGACCGCAGATCCTGCTGCTGAGCGAGCCACGCATCGGCCGGCTGCTGGGCAGAAGCCACTTCGCCGACAGTGCTCTCGACCTTCACAAGCTCGGGCAACCGGGCCCACAGCGCGCGCTGCCCGCAGAACACCACGAAGGTCAGCGCCAGGTCGATTACGGCCAAGACGAGCAGGGCGATGAACATGGGCACCTCAGGAAAAAGAAGGCCCGCGCGAGGCGGGCAAGGATCAAGGTCAGTTCCCCAGCCTGAGCTTTGCGCGGTGGCAACCCCTACTGTGTTCAGGTTAAGTTAATACTTAACCACTACTTCATGCAGAATGGCCAAGACGAAATGCATGCCATGCCACAAAACTTCCTGCTCCAACTCGCGCACTGCAGACTTCCACTCAAGGTGAGCGATCCCAAAGAGCTACGGATGGTCTGCGTCCTTACGTCCACAAGCTTGATCGAATCGGAAAGCTGGCCCAGGCTGAGCATGACGGAACGCTTCAGGCCGGTGAAGTACTCATGGGTCGAGCGGATCACCGATGAAGGCTTTGCGGAAATCGCGAGCATTCAATCGCGGCCCATCGATCGGGCGGATACTGCATTTGAGGCGACGTGGGCACGGCCTGCAACTGCGGTAACGCCTATTCGGGTGTCGCATCCAGTCGGGCCGGTTACTCCAGAAATAGCGCGAGTGCCACGCACTTCTTGGATCGCGAGTGTGCTTAGCTAGTCGGCCCCAACGCAAAGGGACCGCAGCGAATGACGGGCCTTCCCCGGAACGAGCTGCAGGCGCAAAAAACCCGCCGAGCTTGCGCGGGGCGGGTCGTCAACCTGAAGAGAAAGCTCCGCCATGAAGGCGGCGAGCTGCTCTTATTGTTCCCGACTCACCCGGGATTTGTACAGGCGCTGTCATTTTAGACGAGAACCTGCTTCGGAGTAAAGTTTTTTTACCTTGCTGCTTTTGCCACGGCGATCTTCAGGTTCAGATAGCCAGCAATCTGCTTCATCGCCTCGGGCCCTGCCATCGCTTGATGCCGCTCCATGTGAGCGACCAGCCAGTCGGCGACCTCCGCGTGCTCCTTGAAGATCCTGCTCAGTGAGGTACGACCAGTGCCCTTGCAGGGCTTGCATTTCACGCCCAACGTCGTGCTGCCGGGGATCACCGTCGCACCATGCCCACTGCAGTGCTCGCAGGTCGGGTTGCGGTGCCACGCGACACAGCCCTGAGCCAGGTCGTAGGCCTGAACCCGGTTGAGCTTCACCTTCATCGCCCTCGCCTGCCGCCATGCGTCGTCGGCCAGGATCTCGACCAGCTCGCGCGCCGCGGTGCCGTCGCCCAGGAACAGCCGCTGCAGTGCCACTGCCAAGGGGAATTCCCGGCCGGCGAGCCCCATCGCGCCGAGCACGTCCGAGTCGGATCGCATAGTGCGCTCGTTGATCTCCAGGTTCGTCGAACGAACCGCGCTGGCGTAGCGCTCGATCACCTTCATGCGCGGCCCTTCAGGCTATCGCCAATCCGAGCCGCAAGGTTGCGCCGGCTTCCGTCCACCGAAGGGCGGCCAGTGGCGTCCTCCAGGCGCCGAAGCAGTTCCTTGAATTCCGCGTCGCTGACGCCGCGGCGCTTCAGCAGATGGGCGAAGGCCGCGATCACCTCGGCCGTAGCGGCACGGTGTGCGTTCATGGTGTCGGCGAAGAAATCGGACGCCTTCAGGTACTGCTCGAATTCCTTCATGCTCATTGGGGAACCTCCTGTTAACTACAACAGAGCCTCTAGAAGTACAGACTGATCCCGAGCGGACAGACCCAGCCTCCTTAGAGGGGGCCTTCACATGAACCGACTGACCCGTCGCGTTGCATGACCCGGTAGCCTTCTCGTTCACAGGTGCTGCCTTCGCCGCCTGCCGGGGTGTCTCAGAACTTCCTCACAGTTCCCCGCTCTTCCCTTGCCGCTGCCGTTATAGGTGCTCCGACCAGCAAGGTGCCATGACGATTCGCGCCTACGTCACTGCCACCTCCTGACGCACCCGCATCAGCAGTGCACACACGGCCAGCAGCCCCTCGCGCTTGTGCAGGTCGTTGGCGTCGTCACCCAGAGCCGGACTCATGCAGTACGGCAGGCCCGTTTCCTTCGCGGCCTTCTCTCCTGCTCCGCTCTTGTCGTTGTCTGCGAACACATAGCGCCGGCTGCCCTTGGTGAGGCCGGCCACGTGAACCATGTTCGAGTCGCTGAAGCACACCAGCACTGTGGCGTTGAGACGCATCTGCCGCACCGCCAGCTCGATCGAAAGGCCCGTTGCATAGCCTTCGCAGAAGATCTTCTCCCCTGCACGCGGCCCCAAGCGCAGCACTGCACCGCGCGCCTGCATTCCGTAAGACATCTTCTTGCGCCAACGGTTGAGGCCAGGCTCGCTCTCGCTGTCGGTCCAGCGGATGATCTGGACGCCTCGAAGCTCGTTGGTGCTGAAATCGCGCATCGGCACCAACAGTCCACCGTCAGGCAAGCACAGGCCTTGAGCATTCGGCAGCCCCTTGCGGTAGAGGTAATCGTGCGGCCCAGGCCTGGCGAGGGCGAGCAACTCCGCAGCCTTCCTGGCAGCGGCCGCATAGCCCTGCTCGGTCGCCGCCCTGAGGGCCTCACGACGTGCCCGCCAAGCCTTCTTGTCCTCTTCAGTAAAGGGCTTCGCGTCAGGATCGTTGTACCAGTGGACTTGGGCATCGGCATCCCATGCGTACACCCAGCCGCTCTGCCCATCCCAGAGGTAAGCGCCGTTCTTGCTGCGCGGCTTCTCGGTCGTTCCGCAGCGCTGGATCCTGTCGCTGCGATGCAGCTTGGCTGGGTCGATCTCGACACCGTGTGCGCGAGCGAAGTCGATGAAACTCAATCCGGCCTCCGATGCGCATGACGGATGTTGTCGGACTTGATGCGATTCTTCACCGCGTCGGTGATTTCTACGTGTGGCGCCCTCTCGAACGAGAAATCATGAGGCGGCCAGTCACCAGTCCATTCCTTGAACTTCAGCTTTGCAAAGCCGCTCTTGCGAGTGATCTTGTCCTTGCCCCTGGCGAAGGTGCAAAGCTGATGCCAGAGATGCAGTTTGTCGTCGGCGAGCTTCTTCTTCCCCAAGATGACCTCGTGCATCTCACCTGCTTCGTGGGCGATCAAGGACTTCGCCACTATCTCGAAACCACAGGCCATGCAGCGCTGCCGGAACGGCTTGTAGCCGCACTCCGGGCACCCGCTACGCGCCTTCTCGTCGGGCTCATCCTTGCGGATCTTCTTGTCTAACGTCTCCCCTTGATCGAGCGACGCCAAACCATTGAAGAAGATGTCCGTGTAGTCGTCCGCAAAGCGGGTGATGTTGCCGCTGTGATCCAACAGGATGCAGTCTTGCTTTCCAGTCTCTGGCGAGGAGCGCAGCCCTCGACCCCACATCTGAATTGCCGTTGACAGTGATTTGCGCAACGGCCTGCAATCGACGACGCAGCCGACATCTGGAACATCGAACCCCTTGGCCAAGGCCTCGACCGAGATCAGCACGCGGATCAGCGGGTCCGGCTTTCGGAACTCTCGCAGCAGTCCAGGACGCTCAGCGTCGGGGGTATCGTTCGTATAGGTCGCGGCGAGGATGCCAGCTTGATTGAACTGCCTGCAGAGTTCCTCGCAATGCGCGATCGTGGCACCGAAGATGATCGTCTTGCGCCCTTCTCCGTGACGCAACCATTCGGCCACTACGTCGCCAATGATCTCCATGCCGCGCGCCTCGGCCTCGGACTTCTGCCACTCACCGGCTTGGTCAACTTTTGCGCCGGTCATATCCGGCCGCTTGCAGGACAAGACCCGCATCGGAACCAACACACCCGACTGAGTCAGGTCGTTCATCGTGGCCGCGTTGATGAGGTTCGAAAAGACGTTTCCGAGACCCTTGGCAAAGGGAGTGGCAGACAACCCGATAACTCGGGCAGAACTGGCCTTGGCGTATTCAACCCAGGCGCTGTGCTGGGTATGAGCCTCATCCACGATCAGAACATCGGTATCCGGCCAACCTTGGTTCGCGACCGTCTGAACGCTGGCGATCTGCAGACGTTGTGACCAGTCCTCACGGGGATGCCGGCCTTGAATGACCCCATGGGCACACAAGCCATATTCGTCGGCTCGCATGCTGGTCTGGTCGATCAGGGTGATTCGGTCACACAGGAAGGTCGCTCGCTTGCCCTGCTTGAGTGCCTTGTGCGCGACACGCAAGCCCAGGTATGTCTTGCCGGCACCGGTGGGAGCCATGAGCATCTGGTTCTTGTGCCCCGCCAGCACCCCTTCAGCGAGCTTGATCATTGCACTGCGCTGAAAGTCGCGAGGCTCCGGGAAACCTTGCTGAACGACATCGAAGAGCGCGCTCATGCCGGCTGCTCCGCCTTCCTCTGCCAGTGCTTCACGGAACGCTTCAACTCCGCGATCTCCGTCATCATGCTGTCGATGCGTGCTTGCAGTCCTCGTGCGAGTTCCCGCTGGGCCTTCGCATCCTTCAGCGCCGCAGCTAGGGGGTCTCCGGCGTCCATGATCGTCCCAACCCATGCGATGTCCCCTTGAACATCGTGGAGCTGATCACGCAGCGCTTGTGCCTCCTCCTCCAGCGCTTTCAACTTGTCCTGCGCGTCGCTCGCGTCTCGCTTTGCGCTGGCCGCCTTCAACTCGGCGCGAATCACGTCAGCACGCGGCCCCTTCTTCGGCTTGCCGTGCAAAGTGCGCCTTACAGGCAGGTTGATAGCTGCGGCTTGTTCTGACTTGGGCAGCTTGGCGACTTCTACGGCCTTTGGAAGCCCCAGTTGGCCGTTCTTGACAGCCTCCTGCACAGCAGGCACGGCATTCGTCTGCACAGACTTGGCTTGAGTGATGGTGTTCGGGTGAACTCCAGCGATTTCCGCAAGCTCGGAATTCTTCTTTCTAGGAAGGTCACATTCAGTGTGACCTTTTTCCCGATGGGCCGGTTTCCACTGATAAACCGAGACAGTCGCCATCGCAAGCTGAGCCGCGGTGACATGTCTCCGGGCCTTGTTCTGAGCGAGCACAAATTCGCGCGGATCTATGTCGCCAAGCTCCACGTGCGGGCAGTCATAGCCAAGTTCTGTCGCCACTCGATAGCGGTTCCAGCCGTCCAGGACCATGCCTTCGTAGATGGTGATCGGATTCTGTACGCCGATGCTGGTGATGCTGTCGAGCAGAGAGGTGTAGTCACTCTCGCTGATCTTCGGGAACGCCGCCGAAAGCGGATGCTGCTGGTAGGTCATCGGGATCTCCAGGCTCTGCCCTCATGGGCCATGCACCACATCGCACTCGACCAGGAGCGATGGACGCGGAGGTAGTAGAGGAAGTGCGCGACGTAGATCACGCGATTGATCGGGCCGCGCATCAGTCCCACTCCAAGGTGCGAACCGTCTGCACGGCGCTCAGGTGCTGCTTGGCCATGAGCAGCAGCGCGTCCACATAGTCGGGTGGGAAGCAGCGCATGTCTTGGCCGACGACCCTGAGGCCTGCGTGGGCCATCACCAGCGCCAGCTTGTCCAGGTGATCGCTGAGCAGCCTGGAGACCGTGGACTCGCTCACCCCCATGGCCGCGGCAATGGCGGTCTGGGAGGCGTCGCGCTGAGTCGCCTTAAGGATGCTCGATACGATCTTTCGGGCGCGGTCTTCAGGCGGCTCGACGGTCACGTTGCAGCTCCTTGCGACGACGTGCGCCAGGTTGCACCTCCATGCGGCCGCTTGCGGCGCGTGCAAGAGCGTGCTGCAGGTCTTGCTGGTGCTTGCAGGCGAGCGCGCCCAGACTGCCGAGTCATGAACACACCCCATGCCCTGCCAGCCGCCCACGACCCGGACCTCATCCACAACAGCACGCGCACAACGCTGAGCACCAATGCCGATCCGGATGGACGAGCCCCGGCGCGAGTCATGCTGCGCACCAGCAGGTTGGTGATTCGGTGGTTGGACGGTGACGTGGACGTGCGGTTTGCCGCACAGGATGTCGATGTCACCCGTTCATCCGGCCCGCGGAGGGTCAAGTGATGAGCGCGCACGTTATTCCTCTGCCAAGCTCGCAGCCAGCGCAGCCTCGGCTGCAGCCACCTGGGCTGCTATCTGGCGCTTTCGGCGCGCATACGCTCCCTCGACGCGGTCAGAAATTCGGCGTGGAAGCTCGTCCGGCCACTTGTGGACCGCGGCGTATGACACCCCGAGGGTCTTCGCCGCAGCAGACACAGTGCCGCCCAAAAGTTCGATGGCGAGATGCTTCTTCATGGCCCGCATTTAACCATGAGACAATTTTGCTTTCAACAATTATTTCCACAGTTATCCGGCGGTCTGGCACAATCTCAACCATGGTTAATTCACTCACCTACAGCGACCGGCTCCGGCTGGCCCTCTCCGAGCGAAAGATGTCACCAAGCGCCCTTGCGGCAGCTCTGGGAATCTCCGCGGCGGCTGTCAGCAAAGTGATGCTGGGCAGCAGCAAGACGCTGAGCGTCGAGAACCACATACGGGCGTCTCGAGTTCTCGGGATCAGCCCCGAGTGGCTGGTGGAGGGAGATGGGGAGATGGAGCCCGGCACCGCCCCGATTCCCGCTCAATCGGTAGCCAATGCTGAAGAAGCGGAGTTGGTCCAGATCTACCGGTCGCTGGGCGAGGCACAGCAGGCAGCGATGCTCGCAATGGCACGCGGCCTCAAGAGCGCGAAGCGGTAGCGGCCATGTCCATTGGCAGTCGCATCCGAGAGCAAAGATGCGAGATTGGTTGGAGCCAGGTTCAGCTGGCAGACGAGGCTGGTGTGACGCAGAGCGCCATCGGCAACATAGAGTCTGGCCTGAGGCAGCGCCCGCGGGAACTCGTGTCCATCGCCAGGGCGTTGCGTGTCTCCCCGGAGTGGTTGGAGACTGGAAAGGGGCCGAAGACCGAACGACCGCCGCTCCAGTTCGTCGGAGCTGATGCCGAGCCTTCAGTGCGAGCGCTGGTGGAGTACTTGGCCGAGATCGCCGCTCAGCAACGGCCGACCCTTCGAAAGAATTTGGCAAACCTGCTGGTGGATCTGGTCGAGCATCCCGAGGACGCGGCGCTCATAGAGCAGACCATTGCGGACATCGAGCGGTTCTTCCCCACCCGCGCCGCCTAGCCATTCTCAGGAGCTACACCCCTTATCGGGAATCGGCCACTGGATGCATGCCCAGATCATAGTCAAACGCCTGTACAAACATACATTGGTACTGATTCGCGCATAGCCTTGGCGCTACAAATATCAACGATTAGTAGTCTTACCACTAGATGTAGCGTTCTACGAAGAGCAGAATGACTATATATGGGAACGTCCCGGGCCTCTCCCCAGCATCTCGATCCTTCCAAGCAGAAGATCGAGTTAGAAGAGGCCGCGTCCGAAATACCGGCCGTGCGGTATGACATTGATCGCATGAACTTGGCGCTTGAAGGCCCAGAGGTGATTCTTCCGGACGGCCTTTCCACAGACGAGATACTCGCTTTTCTCGATCAAGCCGCCGCTGGGGTCCAATGACCTTCACAGTTGGCTTCAGCGCAGTTTGGCTGCGTGAATGGGCCAACTATCTTCCCGCTCAACAAACAGCGGTAGCAGGCTTCCTCGCCATCTATAAGGCACATGGACTGAGCGATCAGACTCGCTATCCTGGACGAATTGGCAATTCATGGCATGGATTGCCAATCAACGACCCTCAATACGTCCACGCCCAAAACAACCACCTCTACCACTACCACATCGGGTATCCGAGGTACGCAGGAGGACAACTCGGCCCGCCTGCATGGGGACAGACCTCAGAAGACCTGTTGCATTTTCAGTGGATTGGAAATCACATTAAGCTTGTAGAGCTGTCCGCCCACCAAGTGATGGGCAAGTTCTACATACCGACATCGCAATCGTTGGCAGACCCTCTTCCGTCGCCGCCTCCTATTGCTGACGGTATAGCTGCAGATCCTGGAACCTAGCTGTATTCGAGAACTGGCTTCTGGAGGGCAGCAAGGTACAACTCGCAGTTGGCTCGTAGCTCTTGAACGGTTTTACCCGCAGGAACCGTTGGTTCCGCGCTGTGCCCCTGTACCCTACCGTCTTCGTAGTAGTAGACCTCGTAGATAGCGATCGCGCCGTCTCGGCTCATTGCTCGATATTCCCAAGTCATAGCTTTAACTAAAGTCTGGCCCCGGCTCTTCATGCGGCATCGTCTGATCAGCCTTCGATTTTTCTGTTGTTGAAGAAGCCGTGGCAAGACCAGACTACTGAATCGAGATCAAAGGAGGCAAATCTGACTCGCCACGGCAACCTCATCAGATGAAAGTCGCCGTCACTTATGTAGCCAATCTGTTCATTCAGGTCTACCCGAACCGCAATATCGCTCTTGTAGTCGATACACCCTGTGACTTTCAACTCCTGTCCGGCACGAACTTGCGCTATTACATTCGCCTTCGAATCTGGCTCGCCTAGATTCCTCCTCAGATAAAGAGGGCCATCCGCAACCAAGATGTATGCTTCGGAGGCAACGGCTAGAAGCAGGACCACCAAGATGGTCAGAGACACAAGGGCAACAACTACTCTCTTCATTTCGGAGGCGTGTAAAGCTTGTTTTTCCCCTTATAGGCGGTACTACCGACTGCTCTTGGGGATGCTCGAATGATGTCCATCACCTCCGACGGAAGAACACGCGGCCTGCCGGCACTACGAGTAATGTTCAACTCATCCAAGCACTCCAACCAAGGATTTCCGCAGTTGTTTGCGAAGCCGTTGTAGTTGTTGAACTTCTTCACGCATGCAGCTAGTCGGCCTTCTTCTATAGGATCGAGCTTCAAAATTACGCCTCGTCCCTCTCGATCAATGTCCGGCGACTTTTGGCGATCAATATATTCTTGTGCCGTAGGGTATCGGGAGTCCCAACCTCCCGGGCCAAAGGAAAAGTTCTGGCCATTGACATTCCCCGAGATGTGCCCCCAAGACCCCGCGAGGCCCGGAGAACGGCCCCATTGAATTATTTCGGTATAGAGACCAAGCGGATCAAAGCCCGCGAATGGGTTGCCATCTACATACCCGAACCTGTTCCACCCACCGTTCAGTCCGATCGGATCAGGCTGGCTGTACCGCCCGATCCTCGCGTCGTAGCTGCGGAAGTAGTTGTAGAACAACCCCGACTCCTGGTCCGCATACTGCCCCGGATACCGCAGGTTGAACTTCACCTCGGCGATGTTCGTGGTGCCCGGGTTGGGTGTGGTCTCCGTATTGCCGAAGCGATACCTTGCGATCGTGGGTTTGTCCTCTCCGAAGGCGCTGTAGCCCCACTGCCAGACGGCTTGGCCATCAGCGTTGCTCAGCTTCCTCGGCGTGTTCAGGTGATCGCTGTGCACGGCATAGGTGGTGCCATCGATGACGGCGGCGATCGGCATCGGCCCGTTGGCCGTCGGCAGGTAGATGTACTGGCTCTGCCCTGCACTGTTGGTGCCACCGCTGCCCACCTCCGCGATCAGCGTGCCCTGCTCGTCATAGGTGTAGGCGTAGCCCAGCTGCTCCGCCTGTGTCGTGCTCGGGCTCCACAGCTTCGTGAAGAACGCGATCAGGCTGGCCATGAACCCCGGGTCGGCCTCGTCGCCCTGTGTGGGTGGGTACAGCGGTTCGGTCTTGAACACCCGCTGCCCCAGCGCGTTGTGCGCATAGCGCGTGGTCGGACTGACATCGGTCGCGCCTGTCGTTGCAGCCGCCAGACGTCCCTCGGCGTCGTAGGTGTAGCTGCGCAAGCCATCAGTGGTCAGGTCGCCATTGGCGTTGTAGCCATAGGTGACGCTGGTGCTGCTTGCGCCGTTGATGGTTTGGGTGAAGCCCGTGAGCTGGTTGCTGCTGGCGCCCACCGTGTAGGTGCGGCTCGTAGTCTGGCCGCTCAGCACCCGGGTGCTACTGGATCGGTTGCCGTTGGCGTCATAGCCGAAGCCCGCTGTGTTGCCCGTGGCATTGAAGCTGGTGATGCGCCCCACACTGTTGTAGCCCACGCTCCAGCTTGTGTTGGCATTCGCGATGGTGCTGTGGGTCGGATCGGTGTCCCCGGGCAGGTACAGGTTCTGCGTGAGGCTGGTGATGCGGCCTGCGGCGTCATAGCCGTAGCTGCTGAACTCTGTGCTCGTGAGCCGGCCTGCGGTGTCGTAGCTGCGGCTGGCCGTGAGCTGCGGGCTGCCGGTGGTGAAGGCCCAGGTCCATGCGGTGGGCTGGCCCAGCGGGTTCCATGCGATGCCGCTGACCAGCGGGGTGCCGTTCCAGTTCAGGCCCGTGAGGCGGCCCGTGGCGTCGTAAACGTGGCTGAGGGTGCCGCCATTGGGATAGCCGATGCTCGCCAGGGTGCCGTTGGGGTTGTAGGCGTAGCTGACCTGCTGGACGCTGCCGTTGGCGAGGGTCTGCTTCTTGAGCGTGATGCGCCCGAAGGCATCCCGGGTGTACTCGGTGGTGCCGCTGCGGTCGAGGATCTCCGACAGATACCCCTTGCTGTTGCCCGTGAGGTCGTAGCGCAGAGTGGTGGTCTTGCCGTCGGCGAAGACCAGCCCGGTGGGGCGGCCCAGGGCGTCCCGGGTGATGGTGGTGGCCTGGCCCAGGGCGTCGGTGACCTGGCTGGGCAGGCCGAGGTTGTCGTACTGGGTGCTGAAGCCGCCTGTGTCGGCGCTGCTCTCGGTGGTGGCGTTGCCTTGGGCATCGCGGCCATAGGCGGTGACCACGCCCTTGAAGTCCTTGGCCTCGGTGACGGCGTCCAGGGCGTTGTACTTCAGGGTGGCGCTTGCGTTGGCTGCATCGGTGACGCTCTTGACGCGGCGCAGGCTGTCCAGGCCGTAGTTGGTGCTCTGGTTCAGGCCGTTGGTAGAACGGGTCAGTTCACCGTTAGCGTCGTAGCCGAAGGTGCTGCTCTGGTTCGCGCCTTCGGTCCTGCCTGAGAGGCGGTTGATGTTGTTGATGGTGCGCGCCACGCTCCAGGCGACGTTGCCGGCAGCGTCCTTGATCTGCTCGGCGGTGCGGTTGCCCATGCCGTCCAGGGTGTAGGTGCCGCTCTCGCCGCGGTTGTTGCTCCAGCCCACCAAACGATGGGCGGCGTCGTAAGCGTAGGTCAGGACGAGGCCGCTGGGCAACGAGACGGTCTCGACGCTGCCATAGGGCTTGTAGGTGAGAACGGTGATCTGGCCGCCGACGCTCTGGGTTAGAAGTCGATCGCGAGCATCGTAGGTGTAGGTGGTGATCAGGCCATTGGGAGCCGTGCTACTCACGACGCGGTTGGCGAGGTCGTAGGCGTAGCTGGTGACGTGGCCCAGGGCGTTCGTCGCGGTGAGGACGTTGCCGCGGATGTCGTAGGTATAGCTGGTGACTGCACCGTTGGGCTCGGTGGCTGTATCGACCAGCTGCTGGGCGTTGTAGGTCCACTGCCAAAGTTGGGCCTTGTTGGTGGCGGTGTCCGTGACTGTCTTCGACAACGGATTGCCGACGGCATCGTAGGTGTAGGCGGTGGTGCGGCCGGGCTCGGTGATGAGCACGGGCAGCGAGAAGGTCGCGTGCCATTGCGTAGTGACCGTGCGGGCGTCGGGCGTACCAGAAGCCAACACTACCGTCGTTGGCAAGCGGCGGGCCACATCCCAGGTTGTCGTTGTCGCCGAACCATTGAAATCAGTTTCCGAGGTGATCAGGCCGTTGGCGTCCTGCACACGACTGGCGGCATCAGCCCTTCCATCACCAGATGGAAGCGAGCTACTGACAACGGCGAGCACCCCCTTGTTGGTGCCATAGCTGAAGTTTCGACTTGTGCCCAAAGGATCGACCACTGTCGCTGCTTTGGATGAGGAATAGCCGACCCGATATAAATCCGCGGAGCCCCCAAGCCAAGAGATGGTCGCCCGGCCGGCATCGTCGTAGCCAAAAGTACCCCAGCGACTGCCAGATTCATCGACGATGCCGGTCAATGCTTTGGGAAATGCCGGGTTCTCGTAAACGAAGTTCCGGCCTTTGCCATCAGGATACAGAACGGAAACCAATCGACCTACGCTGTCATAGGCGTAAGCGACGACTCGCGCATCAGGTGTCGTAAGGGTGACCAATTGACCTGCGTCGTCGTAGCCGAATGCGAGTGTGCGACCAAAACTATTTGTGACGGCTGCAAGTTGGCCAGCTCCGTTATACGTGTAGCTGGTTATCCAGCCGTTGCGGTCCGTTTCGGCCAGCAGCTTGCCGGAGCTGTCGAAGTTCTGCGTCGCGTTGTCACTTGCGCGGGAGTAGACCCAAGAACCGCTGGATTGCCGTGTCAGCCTGTCCGCACCATTGGAACCACTCCAAATCGTGGCGCCAGCAGTCTTGCCAAAAGTATGAACTGAACCCCCGCTGGTGGTGATGGCCACATCGACCGGGTCTGTACTGGGGGAAGCGACCAACTTGACTTGGAAGTTGTGCGACCACCCCTGTCCCATGGAATCGCTGACTCGGCCTGCATCGTTTGCCCAATTGCTGCGATACACGCGAGTAAAAGACAACGCACTGGGACCTCCATCTGACCAGTCGATTTCAGAACGATACTTTTCAGCTGTGGCGGGCAGGATCGGATTGGGCGTTGCAGATCCGGCCAGACACATTGAAGACGACTCAGGGACAGCCGCTGGAACACAAGCGTTCTGAGAAAAGTTTTCTTGGTGTGTTCTCGCTTTGCACTCGCATACCGACCCCATATCGGTACTATTGGCGGGACACACTGTTACTAAAGCGACAGGCGAGCCCCAGACCTCGCTGAGAGTTCCATCGGGCCGACGAACCTCGATCCAAATGTTGTACGGCGGATGGCTCGGGGTCAAAGTGCATTCAACGAGCGATCCCGCCCGGGTGGGGAAATTCTGCTGAATGAAGTCCACATAGGCTTGGCAGGCGTCATCCAAATTCGGAAACACAATCGAAAAATCGACGCCACTCGCGACCCGATATCCAACCGTCACACGGGATACGTATGCGTATGAAGGGTCGCACCAAAGAATCAGCGATAAGAAGACCAGAGCGAATGCTCGAAAATGCTTGCTGGCGAGCACACGTCCCCAAAAGTTGCTCGCGCTCGATGGACACTTACCCACTACATTCCTCCTACACCTTTTTGTGTCTGAACTGTCGGCAAATTCCTTACGGCTCGACATATTCAGGACTCTTAATGCCGCCCCTCCGGTGAGGCCAACACCGCTACTCAGCACATCTCGTACAACTTGTTTCAGGCTAGCCGAAAGGCCGTATATGAACAACGACAAAAGTGAGCCCACAGGAGCCCAAAGGACAGACTGCAAATGAAAGTACTCGGGCCGCGTTAAGCTTGTGTCGCATCCGAACTACTCAAACGGCGGCGGCGCGGAGAATCGGATCAGGGAACTACTTCGCGACAGCGCCGGCCCCAGATAATCGCGCTCATGTCGTCGAAACAAACCCCGAAGTCTTGCTCCTGCAGAGTCTGCCGGATGCTTCGTGGCGCTCCGGATACGCAGGCGTTTATGAGACGCGAAGAGCGAGCTTTTCGCCGCGAACAAAATCGGCGTGCGAAACGAGGCGACGAGGACGTCTTGCCCGCTGGCGTCCGGTCCTACCAGGGATAACACCCTCCCTCGGGGCGGTACGATTCCAGACGCGGTGCGACCGACGTTCGGACGACAGGGAGACCGAACGGCTACCACCGCCCATCCAACACGATCTTCGATACCTCCATCCGGCGCAGCCGCGGCCAGAGATCGAACTCCATGGCGATGTAGTCGGCACATTTGCGAAGCAGAGCCTCGCCGCTCGTGCTGTACACGTCAGCACACACCGTCAGTTCGACCGGAGCAACGAAGTCTCGGGGCCACCTCGTCGTCGCGTGAACATGATCCATGTGCTGCCTCACGGCATGCGCGACGGCGATCGCAGAAAGCTCGCCCCAGCCCCGCCGACGAAACTCCGGCGCGATCCATGCCTGGTCGAGTTCCAGCTCCAGTTCGACCTCGTCTTCTAGATCGAATGCATCGACGACCCACTTCAGGCTGAAGGACACGAAGCCCACCGCGTTGATACCGGTGCGTTCCGTGACGACGGCCAGCAGATCAGTGGTGAGGTAGGCACGGGCGGCGGAGCGACCAGAGCGCAGTTCGTACCCATCCTCCGAGTACAGATCGAGGCTTGTTCCGAGCGCTCGAAGATTTGCCTCTCGCAGCGGCGCTCCACTCAGTGGGCTGATCCCCTCCTCCGTCTTGTACGTCTCGTCCGCGGCATGCAGCTTGCGCAGTTGCTGAGCCCACCTTCGCATTTGCGCGCAGTGCCGCGTGACGACGTAGACGATCCCCTGAGCGTCCTCCGGCATGTCCTCCTCGTCCCACGCAACGCGCGAAAACGCATCCGGGTAGACCGGTTCGACCGGCTTGAGCAGCCGCAGGAACAGAGGGTGGCGACGGCCGCAAGGTTCAGGCATGTGCTTTTCTAGCGCGCTTCCTCGGAAAGCTTGAACACGGGCTTTTCTGTCGTGATGCGAGCGGCGCCGAATCTACTTCGTTCGATATGCTCTCGCCCTACTACATGAGGAGCCAGAGGAATGAGCCTGAAGATTTCGAACCCACAAAAGCGAGCAGCGAGAAGGCCGATCTCCGTGGCTCGCATCGTTGGCGCAGCAGCCTTGGCATCAGCGAATTGCATCGCATCGGCACAAGTCCCGGAAGCTGTGCAAGCAGGCTATGTAGCCAAAACCTGCTCTCAATTCCTCCAAAACACCGGCACGTCGAGCGCCCATGAGGGATGCGTCACGACCATCTCTGCGTTTATGACCGGATGGATGAAAGGAACACGAAGGGGCGTGATGTCTGCAACCGTCCATCTGCGGCCCAAGAGCGACAAGCGCAGCGATCAGGAACTTCTCGATGCAGTGAACAGGATGTACCCAGACGCTACCTGCCTGCGCAAAACGAGATTCAAGTCGATTGCGCAGGGATTCGTTGACTATGTCGCGGCCAACCCCTCCCGGTCGAATGAAAGCTACGGCGATGTCCTCGCCGATTACTTCCTGGACGACCTTTGCGACCGTTGATGGATTAACTCGCCGGACTTCGATATCAAGGCTTCCATCAGGCAGACGGCCAGCCCGACACCGACCGCAGTGTGGAGTTCAACACCAACCTCTTCCGTGGAACAACCAGCGAGTTGACGGTTCAGGTCTATGCCGGGTTCGGGGAGATCTTTGGCGAGGCTAGGCAAGCCTGAACAACCGCGAGCCCCACGCGAGTAGACGAGAATGCGAACGCAGTGCGCAAGGCGACCACGGGAGGACATGTTGACAATTCATTCATGCGAGATGTACCCGCCCGATGAGGCATGGGATGCGATCTACGATGCAATCGAGGAAGGACGCCAACCGCCCTGGCCAGAAACACATCTTCATCTCGAAAGCCAAGACACCTCATTGCCTGGGTGGCTCGCACTGTTGGAATTGATCGAAGACGCGGCTCGCGATCGCAGGGAGACGTTCTCTCCCAAAGAGATTCTGGGCGCTGAGCTCTGGGGCCAGGTCATCACATTGCCCCCATCGATCGCCAAGCTGAAGCACGTCAAGAAGCTCAATCTGTATCGCAGCAGCCTGCTCCGCGTTCCGCCTGAGATCGGAGAGATGGAGAGCCTGGAAGAGTTCGTTCCTTACACCTCGTATGGGTTGCACTGGTTCCCATACGAGATAACGCGATGCCGGCACCTGAAATCAAGCACTGTCAGTACGCGAGCGCTCTATGGAAACTACAAGTACCGGCCAACATTCCCTGAGCTAGACCCCGTGGTGGAAGCGCTGGTTCCTCTTCGTTGCAGCGTCTGCGACCGTCTCCTTGAGAGCCGGGGCAAGGTTTATCAGCGATGGCTGTCGCTCAACGTTGCCACAGACGTTCTTCCTCTGTTGGTCAACGCATGTTCCATCGAGTGCATAGAGCAGCTTCCTGCCCCGACGCAGGGCTACGTGCCACATCCCCATAAGGGCGGTACTTCGGTCGTCCAGCCCCCAGCAGACTAGGCACCGCAAGTGGGCTCGGAGGGTCCTGGGGCGATGCCAGCATGCTCGTCGAAGAGCTAACCGTTGGGAAGGTAGTAGAACTCGAACCCGTGATCTCGGAGATTCAGGAAGTCAGCGATCCCCCGCTCATCGCCCAAGCTTCGCAGCTTCTCGATGCTTACCTTTTGGGCATCCAGGTGGTGCTTTCCCATTTCGAAGGGGCCAACGCCGAACGCTTCTGCAAGGTCGCAGCTCTCGGAGGTCGTCGCCGCTAGAAACACCGTGGTCACGACCGTCGCGCCAGGCTCGACTTCCGCGTAACGCTGGGCGCCGTATTCGAGCGACTCTGCGATCTCCGGCGAGAACGGCCCGATGCCGATTACTTGTGCGTCTAGTCCCATGGCCTAAATGTACTTGCGGTTCAAAGGGCGCCTGCGAGCCCCTTCATGTCGTTCAACAGCGCCTCGGAGAACCGCCCAGTGGGCCGAGGCTCGCTCAATCCGTCGGTCATGAACCAGCACTCAGGATCCGGGTCCGCTGACTCGGCGTCGAACCAGGCCGCCATATAGCCATGGTGCGAGAAGAAGACGACATGGGACTCCTTCAGCTGGTACTCGACTTCCTCCTCTTCGAGCAGATCCCGAAGCATCCCGTGATTCGAGAAAATGCAGTCGATGAACCAGGCTGAGCCGCGAAAGATGCCGTCGAAGTCTCGGCCCATCCAAAGCAGGTAGTCCCTGTAGGCCTGGGGTAGTTGGAAGCCTAGCTTGCGCTCAAGCACCTCGACATCCGCCGCGCTGGCGCCGACGGGAGCGCCGATCCTGGGCTCGACGTGGAGTGCGTGGAACTGTTTTGCGGCTTCGATGGACATGAGACGGTGGGTTGTCGGGCGAGTATGCCGAAGTGCGCGTACATCGCGTTCTGCGGCGGGGATTTTTAGTGCCCTGCTCCACTACGAGACAGATACATCGGAGGATGCCAGAACACGGTCTTTGGTCGTGATGGCCCGAACGCGTCGAGGGTTCGACTAATACTCCCCTGGCTTCCAATCGGTCACAGCTACAGAGATAGACGAGAACCCTAAGGCCAGCGAAAGATGAAATCGATGGTAACCATCGAGGAGCTCATATCCAGTCTCACCTGTTCGCTGAAACACGAGAATGGGCGGCAGAGGGACGCCAAGTCGAATTGCCTCCAAGATGCTCGCGGACCTGCGCTCGTCGCGATTATTGAAGTTAGGAACCCCTGGTGCTCTTTCGAAGGTGTCGATTGCATGCATCGGAACACAGAAAACCGGAAGGCCCTCAGAAACTTCCGATGAGACGTATGAAGCGCTCTCTGGCCTAAATGTCGTCATGCCTGCGTCATCTACCAATGCTCGCGCTTCGGCAAGAGTCTCGGGCTTTGCCACCAACCCACGCCACTCCATGCGATCAGTAAATGACGGCCATCCGAGTTGCATGTGTTGAAGTTGTTCCGCACGCTCCGTCCTCGGATGCGGCTTTGCCCACCATTCGCCCGACCAATAACAGAACATCGACCCGAAAGCGAAATGGCGCACTTCATACAGCCCCTCACGCCTGGGTTTGCTACAAGCTTGAAACCACGGGGTCATGACTTTCATGGATGGCCTCCCGCCGTCAGCCCATTTCTGATCGCTGGCAATTAAAGACCGCGCTCGACTCAATCGCCCTCAACGCCGGCGTCTTGCCGACGAACGTCACTCCTGCACCGATGAGGCGCCAGTCGTCCAGCGTCTTGAATAGCTTGAAGAGGTGGGTGACCTCGACGCCAGCCGCGGGAATTGTGTTGAAGACATAGATCGGCTCGCCAAACTGGGCGTCTGTCGCGCTCACCAGGTCGGCTTTCAGTTTGCCCATCGTCTCCGAGTCCTTGGTCCTGAAGCGCACGATGTCCATGTTGACGGTTTGCGAAGGCTCATCGATGGAGATTTTGCGAACCCAGTGCGGGTATGGCGTGTCCGTGCTCGCAGCCGGAACGCATGTGATTGTCTTTGCCGACGCCGAGCCCGCGGCCAAGAGCAGCAGTAGCGCCTGGCAAGCAAGACGCCGAGTTTGATTCTTCATGGTCACCCTCCTCTGTTCTTGAGTGGGTCCACTTTAGCGCCTCGCGTCGATGCCCAGGTTTCGCGGCCCTTCCCTCGTGTTGATGGCAATATCACGGGTGTGATTGAAAACACCCCTATTCACTCCGACGAGCCCTCGCCTGAAGGCGAGGACAGAGTTCGGAGCCGTAGCACCCCGATCTCAGAGACATATGGGTCGTTGACCTGGCTCATAGAGATGTGGAATGGATGGTTCCCGAACTACGACTTTCTTGAGAACGTCTTTAAGCCCCTTTGGGACGATCCGGAGACTAGCGGTGCACAGCAAATCGATGAGATCAAGAAGATTGAAGATATGCCAGATTGGTTCGGGCAAGAACCGATCACGCCCGAAGGGCGAAGCGCGGCCATAAAGATCGCAACCGCCCACGCCGCATGCGCTTACTGCGTTCAGGCCATGAAGGCCCCAAAGGAAAGCTCTGAAGCTTGGTCTTACGCGATAGAGGCAGCCCGTTGGGTCGGCATTCTCCAAGGCTTTCACTCCAGAACCGGCTTGGAGAACGCAAACTCCGCCTCCCAACTCGCGAGGCTTGGAGCGGCGGCTGCTCATGCTGAAAATCGAGCGATGAAAGCACTAGTAATGACTTGGTGCGACAGCAATATGGGGCAATTTAAGAGCATGGATGCCGCAGCAGAAGCCGTTGCGGGAAAGCTAGTCCCGGTGAAATTTCGCACCGCGCGTCAGTGGATCGGCGACTGGAGAAAACTACGGTCTGCCGGCACACCGTAGGTCCTACCCGCAGGGCGTAAGGCGTACCTGCGCACCGTCTTCTGCTCGCTGCAGCAAACCCCGATAGTCCCTGCATACCGCAGCACATCGGATGCACCGCGAAAGAACGAGGGCGGTTCGCGTTGTTCGCTTCTGCCCAATTTGAATTTATCAAAAAGTCGAAAAAAACTCGAGGAACATTACTTGGGGGCGTGGTTCTGAATGGAGGAGTGTTCTGTCGATAGCATCTAGCACCTTAATATGCCTGCGGAGACGCATCGAGACTGGAATGCTCGCCGCAAAAATGCGATAGCCCCAAGTCGTCAAAGACACCTTGGGGCTATCTGAGCACCTGAACCCGAGAGAACTGGCACCCGTCTGGGGAGACGAGGGAAAGTCTAACCGGGTCCAGGAAATTTTGGCCGCTTGACTTGAAAGCAACCATGACCCGTGACACTGAATCCATGCCGCCAGCCGACAGGCTGTTGCGGCTCCCTGAAGTCCTTACCAAAGTGCCGGTAGGCCGAGCTTCCTGGTGGAAGGGCGTCAAGGATGGCCGCTACCCCGCTGCCGTCAAGCTCGGGCCGCGCACGAGCGCTTGGCGCGCCTCCGACATCGACAAGCTGATCGCGTCCCTCTAGGCGAGGACAACATGAACACGATGATGGCGGGACACCGTCGGCGGAGCGCTGGGCGCCTCAGGCAAACCCTGGTGAAACATTTCACCCTGACATTGCCGGCGGAGGTAGGCAACCTGCGGAGCATGAAACCTCTCGCAGTGCAGCAGTCAGCCAAGTCCATCGTCGTACAACACGTCGTAGCAGATCCTGGCCAGCGCAAGCATGCCCACGACCAGCAGGCTGCCGAGCAGCAGCATGTCGTTTTCGTCCATCCGCGCTTGAGCTATGGATCAGGACTTGGGCTTCCGGGCGTTCGCGCTGCGCACGGGGCCCCTGTTGCTCGACTTCGGCGCGATCGGGACCTTCTTCCTCGCAACAATTTTCTGAACCTGCTCCAGGCCCTCAAGCGCAGAGAGTTGCGTCTGCAGCGTCTGACCTGTTCCGGAGCTTGCTTCGCTCAACACCCGAACCTTGCCAGCGAGGGCTTTGCGTCGTGCGCGCTGGCCGTGAGTCGCTCGAATGAGTCGAACAAGTTTTTCTCTCTCGTCCGGCATGAACGGCAGCTCTTTCTCGCTGTACACCGACAGGGCGTCGTCCAGAATTTCGGCTACCGCGTCAACAACCGTCACGCCGTGGAAGTACGCATAGGCAGCGATCCGGTCCGCGATTTCGGCGTCGACGTGGAAGGAGAGTCCTGTCCCTTCAATGGTCGGGTATTCGTCCATCTCGCCTTCGCCGCGCTCCAGCCATTCCAGGCTGACCGCCAATGCCTGCGCCAAGCGCGCAAGCGCAAGCTTTCTAGGCGTCGCTCGCCCTGTCTCGTACCGGCTGAGTTGCGTAGCTGCAATGCCACTTTCACGCGCCAAGTCGCCCTGCGAGGCGCCTCGCGCAGACCTTGCGATGGTGATTCGCTCGCCGACGGTGGTAGACAAAGTACTAAAGCCTAAAAAGTAGTTGCACAAAGCCTATTTTCAGCTATCATCGATTTCATGTACTAAAGTACTTTCAACTCTGTACTATGAACAACGCCAAACAAAAGCAAAAGCCGCCCGTTTCGCTCCGGCTTCCCGACTCGCTGCAGGAGTTCCTCGTTGCAGAGGCTGCGAAGGGTTGGCGCAGCTTGAGCCGCGAGATCGTAATGCGCCTCGAAGAATCCCGCGCCCGCCAAGGCACGGCCCAGCAAATCCAGAAAGGACAGTCGTGAGCAACATCGTGCCCCTGGATGGCAGCACTGCCATCACTATGACCAGCCTCGAACTGGTCGACTTCATCAACAGTCAGCGTAGTGGCGGTGAGCCCAGCCTGCGCCATGACCACTTCATGGCGAAAGTGCCCAAGGTGCTCGGCGAAGACCATGCCCCAAAGTTTCGGGACATGGTGTCTGTGGCCATCGGTAGCGGTGCGAAGCGCCAGTCACCGATCTACCGCCTCCCAAAACGCGAGGCATGCCTCATGGCCATGAGCTACAGCTACGAGTTGCAGGCCAAGGTCTTCGACCGCATGAGCGAGTTGGAGACGGTGACCGCTGGTGGCCGCTTCTACGTGCCGCAGACCATGCCGGAGGCCTTGCGTCTTGCTGCCGATCTCGCCGATCAGAACAAGGTGCTGGTCGAGCAGGTCGAGACCATGACGCCGAAGGTCGAGGCCCTCACCCGGATCGCCCTGGCTGATGGCTCTATGTGCATCCAGTCCGCGGCCAAGCACCTGCAGATCCAGCCGAAAAAGCTGTTTCTCTGGCTGAGCGAGCACGAGTGGATTTACCGCCGCGCCGGTGGCACTGGTTGGCTGGGCTATCAGAGCCGCATCCAGTCCGGCTTGCTCGAACACAAGGTGACCACGGTCGAGCGCAGCGACGGCAGCGAAAAGATGGTCGAGCAGTGCCGCATCACGCCGCGAGGCCTGTCCAAGCTCGCAGAGTTACTCAACGAGAAGGAGGCCGCATGAAGCGCTGGGAAAGACGTGACGCGCGTCACTCTCCCGCAAAGCGCAGCCGAAGAATCAAATTCAATTGCACCAGAAAAGGCGAAGTCGCCATGCGCTTGGACCCGCATGACGACTTCTGTGACCCGAAACCCCTCTAACAAGGAACGAATCATGACGAATGATGCCACGCTCGCGCCGGCAGGCGCAACCGAGCCTCCACGGCCCCCGAGGGCACCTGCGCCGCTCCACCTAGTGGCAGCGCCTTCGAGCGCCCCCGAACAATTGGTCCACCTGCTCGACCAGGCGGCCACCGTCGCGGCACTGCTGACGCACAACTTCGGCGGCGACGGCTCGTTCGACGAGCCGAGCGATGCACCCGGCCTCGCCGGCATGGTGGACTGCGTCACCAATCTCCTCACCGCCGCCAATGCACGAGCTGCAGGCCTGGGCGCAACTGAAACGGCCCAAAAGGCGATCCTGCACGCCAGCTCGATTGCCGAACACCTTTCGGCCAGTTCTCGTGACGAGCTGTACGGCGGCCAGCGTGGCTTCCGCCTGGGCGACCAGTTCTTGTCGATGTGCTACTGGACGGTCGGACAGCACGCCCAGCGCGCCATCGACGACCTGAACGCCAGCGAGGTGCGAGCATGAACGCCGTACTCGAAAGGCCCCGCGCCAAGGCCAAGCCGAAAGCCGAGAAGAGCGCGCTGCAGGCCCGGCTGGAAAAGATCTTCAACAACCTCAAGCTAGGACAGGAGAAGCTGCAGCTTGCCCACCAGTCTGTCGGACTGACGGACCCGGGCGAAGCGGCCGAGGTGCTTCTGCGAGCCGTCATTGAAGACATGCTGCCGCCGGCCATCGCGCCGATGTACCACCAGCCCCTCACCCGGGCTGATGCCGATGAAGCCTATACCGGCATGTTCACGTCGCTCGCCGCGATCGACGGCGTGATCGCCCTGTCGCTCGGGCACGTGATCGAATCCACGTTGCGCGATGCCTGGGTGCTGCTCGATGAGGCGAACAGCCTGATGGACTTCGCCGACATGAAGGATGCGTTTCCCGAGGCCTCCCAGCAGCCGCGGACCGAGGCCACCGCCGCCACTTCACACGAGCCTGCTGCGGCGTCGTTCGAAGCCCTCGACATCGAGGAGGGGCCGTACTTCATGGTCAGCGAAGTCATCGGGATCATTGAGTCTCGACTCTCAGACATTGGAACCGACCTGCTCTACGGCGCCAAGACCTGCGCCGAGAAGGCCAAGGAGGTCCTGAGTGCTGGCGTGAAGGCCCGTGATGTCCAGATGTGCGAAGCCGCCTCCGCTCCCCTGGCCGTGGCTACAGCAGTGCTGGAGGCCTCGCTTGAAGCGGATGACGACGTGGCGCTGTGGGGAGCACTGCGCCTTCTCAAGCTCGCCCACGACACCCTTGATGAAGCGGTGGCGCAGGGGGTGGCAGCATGACGAAGCAGGTGCATGCCCCAGGTGTGCTGGTCAGCCAAGAGCTTGACGCGGACTGCTTCACCGGCACCGCCGAGGACCTTGTCGCCGCCGGCCTCGTGCTAATGGAGCAGTTGCCCGGACAACCAGGCAACGGCACTACGACGATGTCGTTCCGGGCGGATGGCACCCGCGTCCGCAAGGGGACTCCGGGGGCGTGCCGAGCGGTTGGCTATCTCAGGATCCGCAAGGTGAGCCGCCTGCTGATCTGCGTGGAGCGTGGCGTCGGTGATGAAGAGCATCGCCGTCGTCGTCAGGCCTGGTTCGAAGCACTCCACCGCGAGCGCGAGGAACAGCGTGAACTCGCTCGCTCGTGGCCCTTCCCCATCGTCTGTGGGAGGCCGGTATGAGCACGACGACCACACGGAAGCCTACCCTCCGCCTGGTGTCCAAGCCGGCGATCAAGATCGACGCCGACATGGTGGCCTACAGCGTGATGGAGCACATTGACACGCACTTTCCGGCCATCTGGAGTGCGTGCCCCGTTAGCGCACGTGCGAGCATCCGCAACGCCGTCGTGAAGGCTGTCGTCGCCGAAGCCTCTCGAAGTGGAGCATCCGTGTGACTGCAGCGGACTTCTTCTTGACAGACCCTGAACTTGCGAAGCTCACCGGCTTCAAGATCAAGTCGAAGCAGATCGAGTGGCTTCGCGGCCAGGGCTTGCCGTTTCGCGTGAGCGCTACGGGCCACCCGGTAGTCACCCGCTCTGCCGTCGAAGGCCGAGCAGACGAAACTCCAGACAGCGACGGGTGGACGCCCGGATTGATCGGAGCTTGAGCATGGGTCGTAAGCCATCGCGGTGGGCCAACCTGCCGCGGGGGATGCGCGCGCGTCCGCGCGGCAACCTCATCCACTACTACCTCGACACCGGCGGCAAGCCCCGAAAGGAAATTCCGCTGGGGTCCGACTACGCCCTTGCGGTGAAGCGCTGGAGCGAGTTGGCCTCCAAGCCGAAGCCCGCCTATGCGCCGCCCGTCGCCGAGGGCACGCTCGCGGCCGTGGCGAAGGCCTACCGGCGCGACATCCTGCCGACCAAGGCACCCAGGACTCGCCGCGACAACGAGAAAGAACTGGAGTGGATCCTGAAGTTCTTCAACACGCCGCCGGCACCGCTCGACAAGATCGAGCCGAAGCACATCAACCAGTACCTGCACTGGCGCGTGAAGGAGGCGGTGAAGATCGCCGAAGCCCAGAACGCCGAGCGCGTGAAGAACGGCCGCAAGATCGTGCCGATCCCCGCGAAGTGGGGCCAGGTGCGCGCCAACCGCGAGAAGGCCCTGATCTCGCACATGTGGAACTACGCGCGGGCCAACGGCTTCACGAAGCTGTCGAATCCGTGCGCCGGCATCAAGGGGTTCCGCGAGACGGCCCGAGATGCCTACGTCGATGACGACATGCTGAACCGGGTGCTGGAGCACTCCTGCCAGCCCCTGCGCTTCGCCCTGCGCCTTGCGCACATCACCGGACAGCGGCCGGCAGACGTGCTCGGCATGAGCGAGGACCACATCCGCGGCGAGTACCTGCGGGTGCGTCAGGGCAAGACCCAGGCGAAGCTGCGGATCGTGGTGGAGAACGCGCTGGAAGAACTGATCGAGGAGATCCGCGTGTTCAAGGCGGCCAGGCCGAAGCAGTCGGCCCCGTTGCTGGTGAATGAGCGCGGCGCGCCGATGACAGCGGCCATGCTGCGCAAGCGCTTCGACAAGGCCAGGAAGAGCGCCGGCATAGACATCAAGACATTCCAGTTTCGTGACCTGCGCGCGAAGGCCGCCACGGACACCGACGAGTCGGCCGGCATCAAGGATGCACAGACCCTGCTGGGCCACTCGACCGAGGCGATGACTTCGAAGTACATCCGCCATAAAGTCGGCAAGAAGGTGCGGATCGCAGCCCCCAAGAAGGAGCCCAAATAG